CAGTAACCTTAAAAGGAAATACTACAATCTTAGGATATGCTGTATCGTACGGAACATATGCTGAAGGTATGAGGGTAGCAGTAACTACAGGTAACGTATTAATTAATACAACCACAGACGCAGGATTCAAACTAGATGTTAATGGGACTGCAAGGGTAAGTGGGAATACGTCAATTTCAGCAGGAAACTTATCCATATTTACAACAAACACGCCTCGAAGAATAAATGTACAATCGGGAGCTGGTGGTCAATGTTCTATCTTGGGGATGTATGATGGAGGCGGAAGTTTACAAGCTGCGTTTGGTATTGAAACGGTATCTACTAATGCTCTTCAAATGGCATCTACCTCAGCAATAAGATTTTACGCAGGCAGTGTAATCGGAAATGCTGCTACCGAACCAACTAACGAAAGAATGCGACTTTTTAGCAATGGTAACCTTGCAATAGGAACAACCACAGACGCAGGACAAAGACTACAGGTAAGCGGTAATGTATTTATAAAGGGAACAACTAGTTTAACTGCTACAAAAGTATTCGAGGTACAGAACGGAGCAGGAGCTTCTATTATGGACTTCAGAGATAACCAATATGCTTTCTTTGGATGTGGTCAAGGTGGTGGATCAAACTCAGGATTTATCTTTAACTACTCAAACACATCTTATACTCAGTTTTCTGGTTATAACTATGGTGCAGGTGCCGGATCATATAAGCCTATTCTAATGGATACAGACGGGGGCGGGCGCAACCAAGGTATCTTCGTTAACTTTGGAGTAACCACAAACACTCCACCTAACTCAGATACAGAGTTTGGTGTATTGGGAAGAACATCGGATTCCACTACTTATATCTCTAGATTTAGAAACTCAGGAAATACAGATAAATTTGCTATTCGTGCAGATGGTGCTTTGTTTACAAATACCCTACAGGGGTACTCAGGAACCTTAAACATTCCAACAAATCCACCAGGTACCTCAAATATAACAATCACCAATGGTCTTATAACAAATATTGCATAATTTTATTATCTTTGTAACATGATCAAGATTCAACCAGAAATAGTTCCAACCAAAGGAACGGGAATTTACTTTAATTTATTAGCTTTAAACTTCCCAATGAACCCAACAAGCGTTAGCTTTTATTGGCAGTTATTCACAGAAGACATTGTAGAGGAACAATCAGTTCCAGCAGTGTGTATTCTTGATGGTAACTTGACCATGAATCAAGAGACCTATAGTCAATGGGCCTCAGATGATGACTACTGCTACGAATGGGCATTAAACGAATTAGGATTTACTAAAATATGAAAATACAATTAAACAAAAATCTTGTAGGTTTAGACGGACAAGAGATCGAAAACTCCCACATGGGTAAATTAGTAGCTAGTACATTAGCTAGTGCAAACAAAGGCGATGCTGCTAAGTTCTGGCATTGGAGCACAAAGTTCTACGCTGGAGAAGAAGTAGAACTAGATCCTAGCGATTCAGAAACTTTGAGAAACTTTATTAAAGACTCAGAGCAATTAACAATCTTAAGTAAGGCTCAAATCTTAGCCGAGATTAAATAAATCAAATAATATTTAAGGAAAACGCAAATCTACAATGGTTTGCGTTTTTTGTTTTAAAATGTTATCTTTGTTAATAATGAAACAAGTACAAATCTACCTAAACGTGTTAGGGGCCAAACTAGAACCAGACGGTGTTGTTGGCCCAATGACCATTGCTGCGTTAGAGAAATATCTACCAGAAAAACCACAAAAAGGAATTGTATGGGTAAGATGTGACGAAAGGTTAACAAATACCTATGATGATTTTGGAGTTTTGTTCGTAGGAGGAAGAGTAACATCTGTATTCCCTTGTTCAACAACAGCAGGTTCTCACTACGTCAAGAATCCAATTACCTATGCAGGAATTACAGGAACTGCGATTGCTTGCCGTCAAAAAGTGGTTGGGTCTCACACATTCCATACAAACTCAAATTGGAAATCTTTATGGTTAGGTGCTCCTTATTTTCAACAAACTAAATCAATCAAGATTTACAGAGACGGAAACAAAGATGACGTTATCGATAAGAATATCGTAACAGAAGGTCTATTCGGAATTAATTTACACAGGGCGGGACTTGGATCATTTGTCGATAGGTGGTCTGCTGGTTGTCAAGTGGTTCCAGACAAGTATTGGTTTAACGTAGTTAAGTATTTCAAGAACGGTGAAGTGATTGACTTCATTTTGATATAAGTATAAAAATACTTATATTTGTTATATGAAATTCTTTAGAGAACTAATAAGCGATAACAACAATTTAAACGAAAAAGCGTTTATTGGTTTTATTGCGTTTGCTCTTATTGGGTTAATTACTCTTGCAGATATCGTTAGCGGATTAATGCAAAGAGAATTGCCTGTTCACAGATGGGTATTTGAAGGATTGTTATTATTCGCAGCTGCTGCTTTAGCAATTGGCTCTATAGATAAGCACATCAATTCTAAGAAAGATGGCGAGCAAGAAGGATAGTAGACTAGCAAGGGCTGGAGTTAGTGGTTTTAATAAGCCCAAGAAAACTCCCGGTCATCCAACCAAGAGTCATATTGTGGTGGTTAAAGAAGGTAGCAAAATTAAGACAATTAGATTTGGACAGCAGAGTGTTAAAACCAATCAGACTGTTGGACAACGTGAGGCATTTAAATCTCGCCACGCTAAGAATATTTCAAAAGGAAAAATGTCTGCTGCATTCTGGGCTAATAAAGTAAAATGGAGTCCTAGTAAGACTGCTTCTCCAAGCAAAAAATGGAAAAAAGGAAGTTAATCTACAAAAATATATGAAAAAATCAACCAGTAAGACTTCAAAAAAGATGATATCTGAGTACGGAGGAAAAGAGAAATATGCTTCTAAGGCTGCTAAGATGAAACACGAAAAAGCAGAAAGTAAGAAAGTAGAAAAAAAGGAAAAGATGGGAGCGAAGAAGACAACTTCTAAGTCTGCCGCTAAGAAAAAACCTTTTATGTACGGTAATTAATGAAAAACTTATTCATTAAAATGCCTAATGAGGTTGAGGGTACGGTAAGTGCTTGGATTTTTACAATTGTAGGATGGGCCTCAGAACTATTGCCTCTTGTTCAATTCATTTCTTTTATGCTCGCTATAGTCGTGTCGCTTATTACATTCTACAGAATGATGAAAAATGGCAAAAGCAAAAGCAACTAAGGAAGCGGTTAGGTGGAAACCAAAACCCACAATAAAAAGACCTGGTGTAAGTGCTAAAACTAAGACTAGCAAATCAAAGTCTAGTAAGAATTATAAGAAGCTATATAGAGGTCAAGGAAAATAACATTTTTTTCGTTATATTTGTATTATGGCAGACATAATTGAATCTAGGTCAATAGACTTTCAAGGTGGACTAACAGGTTGCAGAGCAATCGCTGGTACAATCGCTGTAACTGGAGCATTCCAAGCATTTGTTGTAAATGCTGATTGTGAAGTTGCAGAAATCATTGATGATAAAGGAGTTGACATTACTAGTACAATGGGTCTCAGTGGATTAACAATTAGACAAGGAATGTTAATTAGTTCTGCGAAGGAAAAATACTTCACTTCGATTAGATTAAACTCTGGTAGCATAATTGCTTATTATCCATAATGATTGGTTTTGGATTACCAATATCTCGCAGAAGGATTAGAAGAATATTCTTCGATTTTCCTATTCAGTTAGAGACTGGCTTTAATTTATTATTAGAGACTGGCGCACAAATGTTAAAAGAATACTAATGGCAACCAATCAGAAAATATCACAACTCAATGTACTTACGGGATCTAACTTAGATTCTGTAGTAGACTGGTTACCAGTAGTAGATACTTCAGACGTAGAAACCAAAAAGATTGCTCCCAAGGAGTTGATTGATGGTTATGTAAATTCAAACCCTCTTCTTGTTGGTAATACACTATCACTTAAAAATAGTTCTGCTAGTACGGTTCAAGCTGCGGCTTTAATTCAGTCTAGCGTTGTAGATAACGGACTTATTTTAAGTACTAATAATAATGGCCCTCTGATGAGAAATGCTCCCGACAATACAAACTTTGGGGGTAATAGCAGGGGTTTATTTTCTGTTGATTTACAGAAGACTAGAAATAATGCTGACGAGGTTGCTAGCGGTAACTACTCTGTAGTTGGCGGTGGTGTATCAAATAAGGCAAGTGGTGTTTATAGTTATGTAGGAGGCGGACAACAAAATCGTGCTCTCCAGAATCATGCTGTAACAACAGGTGGATTAAATAACAATAACAATAGCGATAGGGGATTTATTGGAGGTGGTGAAGGTAATGCTACTTCTACTAATACTCACGCTAGTGTAATAGGCGGATCAAGCAATACTGCAAGTGGGCAGCGTTCAATTGCTGGGGGAAATAGCAATACAGCCTCAGGTACAAATTCTTTATGCATGGGTGGATCGGGAGGTAATATAGCCTCAAATAATCGTTCTATAGTTATTGGCGGAGAAGGTAATACGGCTAATGCTGGAATAAGTTGTGTTTTAAATAGTATGTATGCCACTGCAAGCGGTAGTCAATCTATGGTTTTAAATAGTACTTCTGGTTCTAGCGCAACTGGTTCTAATTCAATGGTAATTAATAAAGGCAATGCAAGTGGAATTCAATCTATAGCTTTTAATGAAGGTAAGTCAGATGAAACTTTATCAATTTCTTTTAATACAAATTCAAGGGCAACTTTACACAATCAATTTGCAATTTCAAACGGAGTAAATATAAACGGTGGCTCTCAAGCTTCTCAATTGGTATCTTCAAAAAATGATACGTTAACAACTGGAGGAACAACAGTTTTATCATTGGACGGAACTGGAGTAACAAATTTAATTATTCCCAATATTTCATATTCACTTGCAACAAACAGAGCATGGAATGTATCAGTTGATTGGGTAGCTGTAGTAACTGGAATTACGGGAACTGCCACAGGTATAACTGTAGGAGATATAATCACAGGAGAATCGCTATTTGGATTCAAGAGAATTGGTGGTACAAGTTCTGTACGAAATTTTATACGAGATGCATCGGCCTCAGATAGTTTAATCATGGACACTTGTTCTATGACATACACAGCAGGAGCATCTCAACAATTAGCAATGACATTCACTGGCCCAACATTTGCTGGTGGAGGTAGTGTAACTATGCGAATAGTTGCAAAAGTTTCATTAGTCGAAGTGGCATACTAAAAATTATGGGAGCATTTACAAAATTATTTTCAAGATTAAAATTAACATCTGATCCTGCGGTAACAACGCAGACAGCAACTGTTATACAAGCGGATTCAACTAACTCAAGTTTAGTCATAGCTCCAAATGGTACTGGTGCATTAGTGGCTCAAATTCCCGATGGCACTGTTACAGGTGGAAATTTGAGAGGAACATATAGTGTAGATTTTCAAAGAAATCGTCAAATCAATACTCAAGTTGCAAGCGGGGTATATAGTACTATAGGTGGAGGATTTTCTAATACATCATCTAGTAATTATAGTACTGTTGGTGGTGGATATAGAAATGATGCTACATTAGATCATTCTACTGTTGCTGGTGGTTATGATAATAATGCTACTGCAGATTCTTCTAGTATAGGTGGTGGTTATGGAAATAATGCAAGTTCTTTTGGCTCAACCATCTCAGGCGGTCAATCCAACACAGCATCAACAAACACTCATGCAACTGTTGTTGGTGGGCAGAATAATACGGCAAGTGGGCAGCGTTCAATTGCTGGTGGTGCTGCTAGTGTAGCATCAAACACTTCTACAGTTTCTTTAGGTGGCAATAATAATGCAACTGGAATTGGAAGTGTAGCAATAGGAAGGTCTTGTACTGCAAACGCAGAATCTGGTGTTTCTATTGGTTATCAAAATACTGCAAGTGCTAAATATTCTAATGCTTCTGGATTAGGAGCTATAGCATATTTACAAGGAATGCAAACTTTTTCTACAAATGGAGGTTTTGTAGGTAATGGCGAGGCACAATTATCGAATTTAGTTCCTATGCGTTCAGCATCTTTAACAACGGGAGGAACAACAGTTTTATCTTTAGATGGAACAGGTGTAACAAACTTAATTATTCCTTCAGGCAACAACCGAGCATGGAATGTTCAAATTGACACTATCGCAGTAGTAACTGCAATTACGGGAACTGCAACGGGTGTGACTGTGGGAGACTGCTATATGCAGAAAGATTGTTTATTGTTTAAACGCATAGGGGGTACATCTTCTATTGTAGGATCTATAGATACCACTAGTATTAAAAATGATACATCTATGGCAACGTGTGCTATTGATATAAATAGCGGTGCTAGTCAACAACTAGAAATAGTATTCAATGCTCCATTGTTTAGCGGTGGTGGTTCTGTGACATTCAGAATAGTTTCAAAGGTTGCTTTAGTAGAAGTAGCATATTAATAAATAAAATTATGGCACTACAAATAAATAAAAAACTAACAACAGACGAAGGGTTCGAGGTATCGAATGCCTTTGCTTATCTAAACATTTTTATATTAGCTCCTAACTCGAACTGGGTTAACTTGAGTTACTATAAAAGTCAGCAAGATTGGGTAGACGGTAAGTCACCACTAAATGTAAGTTCTCTTCCAAATCAAGTTCAAACAGAATTAACTGTTCAAGAATTTTGGGGACAAGTTGCTTTAGTTGTACACGAAAAGTGTGTAGCACAAATCGAGCAAGTTTTAGGTGAGGACTCTGTAACTATTATTCAGTAAAATGAAGCGAGGTTTGTACGCAAACATAAACGCTAAGAAAAAGCGTATTGCAGCAGGCAGCGGTGAGAAAATGAGAAAGCCGGGCACAAAGGGTGCACCGACAGCGAAGGCATTTAAACAATCTGCTAAAACTGCTAAGAAAAAATAATTATGCCTAAAAACAAAATTATAGGGAAAAGTAAACGTCCTGGGTCTAACAAGGCTACAGGACGTGACTATTCCAAAGAAAAAGCGTACCAGTCTTCTCCTGCCCGTAAAAAATACAGAGCAGAACTAAATGGAGAAGCAAAGAAGCGAGGCATATACGGCAAGCGTTATGCTGCTGGAAAAGATTTAAGCCATACCAAGTCTGGTAAAATGACACTTGAGAACAGATCTAAAAATCGCTCAAGAAATGGTCATAATGGTAAAACAACAAAAAAATAAAAACTTTATTTGTTTTTTCGATGGGTCTCAGATTATATTTGTAGCCCCTATGAGAAATTTAATAGAAAAAGCACACAGCACAGCCAAAGAAAAAGGCTTCTGGGAAAACGAAAGAAATCTTTCGGAATTGTTAATGTTAATTGTGAGCGAACTCGCTGAGGCCCAAGAGGCACTCCGTAAAAATCATTATGCAGATAAGACAATTGCAACTCATTTGCAACAAGACTTAGCTCTGTTACAGCATGATGAGGAATTCAAATTTGATGCAGAAGATTGGAAAACGGTATTCGAAAAGAATATCAAGTCTTCTTTTGAAGATGAGATTGCAGATGTTGCAATCAGACTGTTTGATTTATGTGGCGGTTTAAATATTAACCTTGAACAGCACATCGAATTGAAAATGAAGTATAATTCAATGAGAGGTTATAAACACGGAAAAGCATTTTAATTATGGAATTAAATCACGAAATTTTATCCTCAACTGTTGTATGGAGCAAATACGCTAAATACATTAATGGTAAACAAAGAAGAGAGACCTGGGAAGAAATTGTGACCCGTAATATGGAAATGCATATTCGTAAGTTTCCTCAGTTAGAAAAATTAATCAGAACAAACTACGAACTAGTCTATGAAAAAAAAGTATTGCCTTCTATGCGTTCGCTTCAGTTCGGTGGTAAGCCAATTGAGGTTAACAATGCTCGTTTATTTAATTGTAGCTATCTACATATTGATGATTATAGGGCATTCAATGAAACAATGTTTTTGTTATTGTCTGGGACGGGTGTCGGCTATAGTGTCAGCAAAAACCACATAAGCAAACTACCTGCTATTTCTCGTTCTAAAAAACACAGAAGGTATTTAATTCCAGACAATATTGAGGGATGGGCTGATGCCATAAAAGTATTAATGAAGTCTTATTTGGGTCTCAGCACATGGAAACCAAACTTTGATTACCGTGCTATTAGAGCGAAGGGTGAAAGACTAATTACAAGTGGTGGAGTAGCACCAGGACCAGAGCCATTAAAGATTTGCTTAGCACACATCGAGGCTGTTCTTGAACGCAAACAAGACGGACAACAATTGACTTCTTTGGAGTGTCACGATATCCTATGTCACATTGCTAACGCTGTGTTAAGTGGAGGAATTCGTAGATCAGCAATGATTGCTCTCTTTGATGAAGATGATGAGGAAATGTTGACTTGTAAGTCTGGAGAGTGGTATGATCTTAATCCTCAAAGAGGAAGAGCTAACAACAGTGTAAAATTAAAGCGTGGATCTGTAGATAAGCAATTGTTTTTGAATCTATGGAAAAAAGTTGAAGATAGTAATGCCGGAGAACCAGGTTTCTTCTTTACAAACGATTTAGAGTTAGGAACAAATCCTTGCGCAGAAATCAGTTTGAATTCACACCAGTTTTGTAACTTAGTGGAAATCAATGCTTCAGATATCAGAGACCAATTTGATTTTGAAGCGAGGGCTGAGACTGCTGCATTCATTGGTACACTGCAGGCATCTTATACAGACTTTCATTATCTGAGACCTATCTGGAAAGAAGTAACAGAACGTGAGGCACTATTAGGTGTTGGTATGACTGGTATTGCAAGTGGTAAGATTTTTGATTTAGATATGGCCGAGGCTGCTGAGGCTACAATTAGAGTAAATTCATTTACTGCTGCTACTATTGGAATTAATACTGCTGCTCGTATCACTACTGTTAAACCTAGCGGAACTTCATCTTTGGTTCTAGGTACTTCGTCTGGTGTACACGCTTGGCATGATGAGTATTATGTTCGCAGAATGCGAATTGGTAAGAACGAAGCCATTTATACTTACTTATCAATCCATCATCCAGAACTTCTTGAGGATTGCGTATACCAACCCACTATCAACTCGGTAGTAAGTATTCCGGTAGCTGCGCCCAAGGGGGCTATTACTAGGAGTTTGGAAAGTGCTATTGAATTCCTTGAGCGTGTTAAACTTATTCACGAGAAATGGATTAAGCCTGGTCATATCTATGGAGACAATACACATAACGTTTCAGCAACAGTTACTGTTAAGAAGAACGAGTGGGCAATGGTAGGAGAATGGTTGTGGGAAAATCAAAATCATTACAATGGCTTATCCTTCTTGCCTGAAAACTTAGGTTCTTATCCACAGACTCCATTTGAAACAATTACGAAGGAAGAGTACGATGAGATGTCTAAAAACATTCATCAGATTGATGTCACAAAAGTTATCGAAATTAGTGACAATACTAATCTTATGGGCGAATCAGCTTGTGCTGGCGGTGCTTGTGAAATAATTTAAAATAATTTGCATTTATAAATATTAATACTATATTTGCATCACGTTCTGTCAAATCTGCTTTTAGAAAAAAGACCCACCGACAACAATTGATTGTGCTATCTGGAGGTAATGCTCAAATCGGATAGTGTCCTTCTTCGGAAGGATGAATGTTTTTTACCATTCTCTGTAAAAACGGGAAAGAAGAAAAAATATTATTATTATTATTATTGTTATTAATAAACAAAGAATTACGTTGGTGGGCTTTTAAAAGAAATTAGCCCTGTTGGCCAAGGGATCGTAAAATACAGATTGGCCTCTTAACAATGCCCAAGACATCTGTTCTCATCGTATAGGAGATAGGGTTAGCCTTCCCGACATCGTTCAAAAAGGCAAATATCACATAGTGGCGTAAGGTTAGGGATGTCCCTGACGTGGTAACGCTCCATCATTGTAGGTGAAAGATAAAGGTTCGAATCCTTTCTATGTGGCAAATGAAAGCTGTCTTAGAATTTAATCTGCCAGAGGATCAAATGGAATTTGATCTTGCTGTAAATGGTAGCAGGTGGTCACTCTGTATGTGGGAGTTAGACCAACACCTTCGGTCTCAGACTAAGTACGCCCCAGACACAATATCAGGAGATACTTATCAAGCACTAATAGACACAAGAGATAAGCTCCATGAGATAATGACCGAACATGGTCTTAAGTTTGATTAGTGTGATTTTTTCACAATAAAGTGCCATATAAGGTACAATACCACATCCTTAAGTAACTTTTATGACACATTAAGACCACAAACTTATATTGAGCATTTATATGTCAGTAAACTAATATGTGCTCAATAAACCTATTGAGTTTATTATACCCAATTAGGTATATTATATAAATTATTTTATTATTTTTCGTATATTTGTATTCGAAAAGGTATATTTATGAAATCGCAAAAATTAATCTATTCCCTTTGTTGTCCTTTTACAAATGCTGTACATTATATTGGAAAATCAACACAAGGCATGATTAGACCCATGCAGCACCTAAGTAAAAGTCATTCAGTAAAAGTTGTAGAATGGGTTGAAGATTTAAAAAAAATTAATCATGCTCCGACTGTTAAAATTTTAGAATATGTTGCTTTTGATGAAGACTTAGATGCTCGTGAAAGATACTGGATTCAAAAAGAAATAAACAAAGGTGCTTTACTTTTAAATGCCTCCTTGATTACCCCATTATTAATTTCTCATAATTTAGACTATGTAATTAATGGAAAGGCAAATGATGAATATTTACGAATTGGTAAGTTTATTAAAGAAAAAAGGAAGCGATTCCAACTAACGCAGCCAGAATTGGCCGAAAAGGCGGGTGTGGGATTGCGTTTTGTTCGTGAATTAGAACAAGGAAAAAGGACAGCTCAAATGGATAAAGTAAATCAAGTTTTGGCTTTATTCGGATCTACGCTTGGTGTTGTCAGAATAGAAAGTGAATAATCGTTACGGAATAAATTTTATTACCGATAGGGTATAAATGTGGAATATACCCAACATTAACTCGGTTTATTACCGATAAGGATTATTATATTCAACATTATTTGCTACCAATGTTTGGTTTATTATGTTAAAAACTGGACATTTTTATTATCTTTGCACAAATGAAAAATCTAAAATCCTATATCGTATTGTTTCTTATTGTTTTTGTAGGAGCAATAATCTTTGGGGCTTTTGCTGGATGTAGAACGCCTCAACAAAGACATGACATTCTCACCTTGAAGTATGGAGACTTGTGTACAATAGACACTGTAATTGTAAAAGATACCATTATCAAAATTACTAAGGTTCCAGTACCAGAAAGAAGAGATTCATTTATCATTACCACAGACACTTTTATCGAAAGTGAAATGTTTATTATTGAAAAGGACGGAGATGAATTCAGAGTTACCGCCAAAAGAGATACTATAAATTTTAGAGATACAATCCCTTACGAAGTAAAAGTACCAGGTAAATCATATGTTAAAAAATCAAATGATTGGGAGCAACTTATAATTGTTTGCTTACTTGGTTTTATTCTAGGTTTTGGGATTGCACAACGGACACATAAAGAATGAAGTTTAATCAAGAAAGTTTTAATCGTAATGATGCCAAAGGTAAGGAATTACTTAAGGCTTTTTTAGTTTCAAATGGTCACAATATTTTGGAGAATTGTGACGTTTATGGTATAGATTTCTTTTCGGAAAAAGACGATAAGAAATACTTTTGGGAGGTGGAGATGAAATCTAAAAGGCCATGGACTTGTAAAGAAGACTTTCCTTTTGATTCTGTATCGTTCCTCAGCAGAAAAGCCAAGTGGAAAGATAATTCATTTTGGTATGTGATCATATGTTCTGAGACCCAAGCAGCTATTTTCTGCAAATCAGATGTTATTTTTAACGAAGGATTTAAAGAAACTATACGCATTTATACTCAAGAAAGAAAAGGTGTGGATAAATTTTTTCGTGTTCCAAAAGATTTGTGTATATTTGTGACCTCAAAAGATTTCGCAATATGAAAGACAATATTAATCCATCACACTACAAGCAAGGAAAGGTTGAGTGTATTGATGCAATTGAATCAGCAACTATTGGTAAGACAGGTATAATGGCAGTGTGCACTGCTAACATAATTAAATATGTATGGCGTTGCGAAGAGAAGAACGGTTTAGAAGACATGAAAAAAGGATTATGGTATCTTATACACATGATTGAGAAAGAGGAAGAAAAACAATCTAGTGACCTTGTATCTAGTAATCACGTAGCTGTTATTTCAATGCAAGATACTACAAGTTTTAGTAAACTATGAAAATCTACTGGACATACAGCAAGATAAATTTGTTGGCCTCAGATATAAGAAAACACGAGAGGGCAGCATCTAAATTATCTAATGATAGATACCACATAGGCGGTCTTGAAAGAGAACCGATTATTACACATTGTATTACACATGATGGTTATTTACATACGCTAAATTATTGTCCAGGTAATGAGATTCACCTAGCGTTAATAGGAGGATTGAATAATGAATATGAATTTAAGAATACTGCGAGTACAGCACAGTTATTGGCACTAGGAAATATAGTGAGATTTTATTTGTCTTTAGGAGAGAACGTTGAAGAGGGGGACTTTTCAAATTTCAATTTAGAACAATGGCTAAAAGCAATAAACAAATAATCGAAACAGAAGTTTTAGAACTTCAGAAATTAATTTCTTGGTGTGAGTATTACACACTAATCAATAATCCTTTTGAGGCAAACAAAACCCAAAAAGAAATTGAAGAACAAAAAAAGAAAATAAATGAGCTTAGAAAAACTCTCCAAATTCCTAAAGGATAATAAGATAAAAGAAGACGAGGCCATACAAAGGCTTCAGCTTCAAGACTTTGATCCTGCTAAAGATTTCTATTCGACTTTGGTCTCAGCATCAAAACAATTGATGTCTGCTGTAAAGGATGAAACCTTAGATTTAGATGAGCCTTATCAGAAGGGCTTGTTTCAATTATTACAAGCAGGAGACAAAATCAACAAGAGTTTAAAACTCGCAAAGTTAGAGGCTTATCCACAAGAAGACAAAGAGGAAGAGAATGTATCTTTCTTGGATCGTCAAGCAAGTAGAAAATAATGGAGATAATCAATAAGAAAAAACCTTCCCGTTTTGAATATGATAAATGGAACGCTAAGTATGGACTAGATCCCAAAGCAACATCTAAAGAAAAAGATTTGTGGTGGGGTAAAGAAAGAGAATACTGGCAAGAAGGTCGCTTCGGATTGACTGGTACTCATTACTTTGCGCTAACTCAAGGTACGATAAAAGACGCCAGAGGTTTCAAAAAAAGACCGATTTGGCGAGATATAGATGAATTAATCTACGAAGGATACAAGAACGCAAGAGAAACAAATCACGATTTATTTGTAAGTAAGAGACGTGAGGTAGGTCTTTCTTTAATCTTTGGAGGAATAGTTCCTGTTTGGGTTGCCTTAACTTATCCGGGATCAACATCTTTAATTACTAGCGCAGATAAAACTCGTCTTGAGACTCTATTTAAAGAGAAGACTCGTGTGGTATTTGATAACTTAGATCCTTGGGTAAGACCTGGTGTTGTTTCAACAAGACAAGCAGGTTACCTACACATGGGCCAAAGAAATAATATTACGGGTGAGATTACGGGTATCGATTCTCAGATTATTACAAAAGAAACAGTAGATACACCAACAGCATTGGAGGCATTTCGTGCTATGCATTGTTTTTTGGATGAGGCATTTCTTCATCCTAAAGCAGACCAAGTATATAAATCTGCTCAAGCTAGCGTTAAGTCGGGTTTCTTAAAGGTAGCACCTATTGTTATTGGAGGAAGTGCTGGTGAATCTACATCCATTGGACAGAAGTTAGCTAATAACTTGTGGAACAACGCAGACAATCTAAACTTGTTAACAATATTTCTTCCTGGGTATCAAGGTATCATGGAGGCTCCAGAATTAGATGAAAATGGTAAGGAGACCGGAAAGGTATTAAACTTTTGCCCTAACGGATGGAGCGATGAAGTTGCTGCTAAGGAGTGGTTGATGAAGACTAGAGATAAATTAGATAAGATTGACGATAAGTCTTTCTTAAACTCTTTTGTTAAGCAGTATCCCCTAGAAATTCATGAAGTATTTTCATCTACAGCAGAGGGTGCTCTTCCTAAACATATCATTGATAAATTAAACGCTCAAGAAAGAATTATTCTTGCGACTCAACCCCCTATCGAAAAGGTTATTCTCTATAAAGATTTAGACGGAACAATCCAAAAGAGAGGAGACAATCGTAGTTCTATGCAGTTATTAGAACCACCAAATCCTACTCACACATATATTGCAGGTATTGACCCTATTCCATTTATCAGTAAGAACATGGGCGATGGTTCTAATCAAGCCATAATCATTAAAGATTTAGACTTGAATAGATATGTTGCGCACTATACAGAAAGGGACTCAGATCCAGACCAAATTGTCAGCAATATGATTTTATTACAAGAGTACTACAACAATGCAGTAGCAATGATTGAGGTAAACCGAGGTGGTGTGGTACTTGATAAATATAAACAATTTAATAAGATAAATCTACTAGCTAAGAAACCAATCTTCTTAGGTAAAGGTTTTACAAAAGCAGACGGCTCATATGGCTACTATAAGAACGATACAACCTCAGAGAGGGGTAACACCTATCTAATCGAATATCTATCGGCTAATAGCACTGATGTATGGTTTATGGAGATTATAGAAGAGGCTAAGGGTTACTTAAAAGAGAATACGGATATTTTAGATGCTCTTATCGCCTGTGAATTGTTACATAAAAATATTGTTGAGAAGCATAAGAAAACTGAGACCGATTTTAAACCAATAGAAAAAACAATTCCCATGCTAGAGTATGTTAATGGTCGTTATCAACGAGTATGGAAGAAAGTTCGTATGCGTTAACGTACTCGTTAATACTATTCATTCCGTTTGCCTTCTTGTATTCAATGTAAGCAACCAATAAATTAATTGTTTCTTCTGGAATAGTATCATCTATAAAAGATACTGGTATTTTACACCACCTAGATACTCTAGTCCCTAGTAAAATATATCCGTCCATATAAGTTATATGAAAACTATACTTAAGGGAAGGAATAATCACGTTATTTTTATAACGAGGATTACGCCTTCCACATACAGTAATGCCACCATTTATAATTTCCCATCTTAGTGCCATCATAATAGGCTTTAGATTCAAACTATTAGGAGGAGCAATAATGTCTATAATAGGGTCATCTGCGAAGGTGAAATCATCGATATCAGTTTCTCGCATTCCGCTACGTAGTACGAGAAATCCAAGTCTTTCTTTTTTATATTGATGATCTGGTTGAATGGTTTTGTTTGGTAGCCGTCTAGAAGTTGATGTTCTCTTCCGTCTTGATTTATTTTTAGGCTTACTCCCCCCTTCTTCACTGGAATGAATCGATATATTTTTCCAAAGCCTTTTCTTTTCTCTTGGTCGTTTTCTAGATATACCCACTCTGCGTGCCATCCTTTTGTTGCTTTATAGCGACCACAAAAGTCGTAAATATTTTTGTGATTATCTAATGTTTGTGTAATTGGTATTCCATCTACAAAATAATTTCGTACAGCAGTTGGTACAACCATGAAAGAATTGTCTTTATGCCAGTCCTTCTTAGTTTCAAAGATTCCTTTTTCTTTTACTTTTCCGTTGGTAGAAACAGCAATATAATTATTTACATCACGGATGACCATGGATGCATAATCTGCATATTCTAATTGTAATTTAGTAACAGACTCCCACTCAGCACAAATGTTTTTAAATATGTGCTCCTGATCAGAAGGAATCATAATGGTCACGCCATCTGTATTTACCTGAAGGAGTTCTGCACCTGCTTGAATTAATTTTTCCAATAGCATTGTGATTAACAATTGTCCATTAACTGTTATGGCAAAGAATACAAACGGATCGTAGAAGCAACTTACATCTGAGCCCGTTTTACCAAAGAGACCGTTCAGTGCCAATTTAAGTGCCGCACTTGTGATATCATCCTTTTCTTTTTGAGCCTTAACCCTCTCGTCAAAAATGAACTTATACACACTGATAAAAGTATTCTGATCCATTTGGCGAGGATGTAAGTTATTCTGAATAAATAAGTTAGGGTAATATGACTTCACGTCAATGTCAAGTATTTTATACTTATCGCTAGACTTATAAACACCTGGTTTGATACATCCATGAATACCACCAACACCATAATCAATTCTTAACCCGGCATAATTAACAAAGAAACCAAATGATTTTTTCTTCTGTGCTAATTTTTTTAGTTCGATATTGTGACTAACAACTTGTTCATATAACTCATTCACGGGCTTATTAGTTTTAAAATTGCTAACCCACTCTTCTAAGTACTCAGAAGAACTCGTTGTTTCACACATAGTTCCTAATAACTTTTGAAATTTAGGCTCTGTGAATTTAATATAGTCAAATATGATGTCCTTCAAAGGAACTTTAGCCCTCTTGCCACGAATCTTTTTAAGTTCGCTCACTGGCATATTCATTGCTTGACTTAAATACTTTAAGAAGATTGTTTCTCCTATGACAACATCACTCTTATTAATCAGATCTAATTTGTACTTGTTGCCAATTTTCTTACGGAGTTCTATTTTGTCTGCGCACTCTTCGTAAAACTTTCTAGTGAATAGAACATCATTTAAGTTATACTCAAGAACCATAGTCTCTTGGGCCTCAGAAATCATACTACCTACAGCAATAGGCATATCCATAACGTTCTCCCAATTCAATGACACCTCCAAGGACTTCAAAGAAGCTGAGCGAGCCTTATTATCGTAGTGATTCAATAAGAACAAATCAAGTTGCTTAATTGTTTGTTTGGTATAAATATTTTTTTCAGATTTAATGATGGTCATTACAAAATCATAAATTCTATCCGGAGTAATTTTATTACCTATCTCTCGGATATAGTTAACCACCGGCCAATCAAAATGAATATTATTGAAGCCAATCATCCCTGCTTTATTTTGTTCTAGGGAATCTAAATACAACAAGAACTCTGCTGTTTGATTTTTAAATGTGCTAATCACAAATACATTCACCTCATTACTATCACAATCTACATCTGTGTAGGAAAAGAAATTAGGGAACGTCTCGATATCATAAACTTTTCTCATTTTTTATACGTATAATTAGTAACTACCATGTCTCCTTCTGAAGTCATTAACTCCATGTAAAAGAGGTTTCCCAATTGTTTCCATCCTTTTGAAATAACATCAATCTCTGTGCCTCTGAAGATAAACTTCTTATCTTTTTGACCGGACTTAAATAAATCATAAAAGTAAGGACTGAGGTTGAATTCCTTGACCATTTCCCCACGCTTGTAGTGAGCTGAACAAATTATCATCATTGTTTTCCAAATCATATATCTTATCTATTAAAGGTTTAAATTTTCCATCTTCTGTATACTCTCCAGTTTCTCTATTGAACTCATACTCAATACTGCCTAACTTACCTCTAAAGTGGTATTTCATTTTTTGTACGTGTACTTCTACAGGGTCTCTCTGTCCGTTTTCAAATGTTCTGTGTACAGCAATACCCCAGTCAGGAACGTTAAAGAAATGGTGTGAGCCCGAAATATCATAAAGACGAGGTACATTATAACTATTTCCGCTCTTATCCATTTTTCTTGGGTGAGCCACTAAAATAACAAGCACATTCATCTTAATAGCAAACTGCTTAAGTCTTCTAAGTAAACCGCCAATTCTTTCGTTACTACTCTCTTCGTTACCGTCTTGCTCAATATAATTGAAAGGATCTAAACATAAACAATCAATACCGTTTCTTTTAACCATTGTTTCTGCAAGACGCAATAAGTTATTCAAACTATAGTCTGACATAACCTCAACGTTGTAAAACCAAAAGTGCTTATCAATAATACTCACTGCTCTATTTACTTCGCCATAATTCATTTTGCTTAAAGCCTTACCGCTCAGCTGCTCAGATAATCTTGTTATTTTTAGTGGAGCAATGTTCTCTGGTGAAAATATTCCAAACTTCCAACCCTTAAGATAAGCAAGACGAACAAACATATAATCCAACCAAGTAGTTTTTCCCATACCTGGAATTCCCGTAACTACTCCTAATTCTCCTCTGTTCCAAGACATATGTTCATCGGTAATTGGCATTTCTACCAAAGAACCTTTTGGATATCCGTCTATTCTATAAGAATCAATTATGCTCAAATAATCAATTGCCGAGGAAATCTCAGTGATTGGTAATGGCTTGGCATTTTCAAATATCTGCCTCAGTAAGCCTTGTCCATATGTCTTAAGGCAATCATTGGCATCCTTCTCACTCTCTGGAAACTCAATCATTCGGATGTCTTGACCACCAAATCTACGTGCTAAATCTTCTTTTAACTTTCTGCCTGGCTCATCATTATCTGTGGCCAAGTAAATTGTTTTCTCTTCAAATAAATCGTAGACAGAATCCAACCAATCTAAATTATTGTTATTTTTGCTGGCACCATTAGGCACAGAAATTGCATTTAATCCGCTCTGGTGCCAAACCATGGTCTCTTCTTCACCCTCACATATAATTACATACGGAGAGTCCTTGATACAATCAATATTATATGGAATTTTACGGGCATCCTTGACCATTTTAAACATTTTATCGGATGTCTTAAACTTAATATTAATTAGTTCTCCGTCCATAAAATAGTTAAAACAAACTACCTTATGTTCTTTCTGATCTTGAGGCATCCATTCAATACTCTCAGAAACCTTAAAGTGTTCAACCGTTTCGGTTTTAATCTTTCTGTTCTCAAAGTACTGGAGAATTTTAGCAGTCGCAACTAGCGACCTTGGTTCGGGTCTCACATATTGATTAACACTTCCACTCCATCCACAATGATGGCACTTCCAAACCCCACTATCAATATTAACACCCAAAGAAGGATCGTTCTTTTTCTTTCTGCTGTGTGCACATTTAGGACAAAGTGTTTTTACCTCACCACTATATTTACCACGCAAATCTATTCCTAATCTAATTAATTTATCCGAGTTCATATTTTCAGGGTTGCAAATATATATTATTTAGGTGTATTTTCTTTGATCAGTTTTACAATTAAATCAAATATTTTTTTATCCGTCAAACTCTTTTGAATGATTTCTTTACATTGTTCGTCTGTAAGTTGTTGGTTTCCGCTAATTTCTCTAGCATCGCTAGGATTCCAAAACATTGGAGGTCTAGTTAAAAATTTTTCGTATAGTGTCATAATTTTAGTGCGTATGTTATGTTTATGTTGAAGGCATCTTTGCCTAGTGTTGTTTCTTTAAATGCTTTTTTCATCTGTTTAGTCCAGTTTATATCCGGAGACCCAAGCGAATTGATAAACTCTTGGACTGGCTCAGAATCATAAGTCTTGTCGGTGTGTTCAATTTCTATTTTAATTACGAATGTTTTCATTTGTTACCTTTTTTATGGTGATTCATTTATAAGTTCCATGCTATCCCAGTATATTGTACTGTCGGTGACATTTAGTTTATGCTCAGATTGGTTCTCAGAACATCCCCAAAATATAAATATTATAAATAGCTTTTTCATTTGTTACCTCCGTATGTTTCTTTGAAATTTGGTTTACTATTAGAAAACTTTTTATCGTTCATTTTTGTTTGTTTTACCGGTCATTCTGTGCTACTAAAAATTGTTCCATGTCATTGTATCTTTCAAATTGTCCAGAAGAATCTCCAGCTTTATACCATCTAAGTTCTTCTTCGTCATTTGTTTTACCCTTCATTATTCTTCCCTCGAATAGATGTAATACTTTTTCATTGGTAACTGACTCCACGGTGATATGGCTGACAATTAAACCTTTCCATTCTTTGAGGAATCTTCCCATGTCTGAGCCCGAACCAATGTAAGGACCACCACTCGGATCAACCATATTGTATTGATTCAATGGTTCTTTACCGCTATAACCATATCGATAATATTGACCACCTATCATCCTAATTGTAAAATCTCCAGATTGAACAAAAGAAATGGTATCATCATAACGATTTACAAAATCAAATTTCAACATCCCATTGCCCTTTCTCAACAGCGTTTACAATGTCCTGAAATAATCTGGCAGTATAAAACTTAACCCCCATGTCAAAGATTGTACCATACCAGTTACCATCTTTGTCTATGTCAATCATCAAAGGAACTCCATTAATTGTCTTGTGGAAATAATGAAATACTTCATTACCACCACTCATTTGTGTAGTTATCGTGAGTTTATCAAAACGAAAACTAATTGCTTCTCTTAGTGTCATATTGTTTTTTTAATTGTTCTTTAATATTTTTTTGAAATTCGTTAAAACTCACCTTTGTTTCTGGTTCTACAGTACTCATCGCCCTTGGGTTATGCTCAAAAGCAGACTCAATCATGAACTGTAACAAGAAACATTTTACTTTACTAACTGATCTGTAAACCATATATATATTTTTATTGTTAAGATTGCACATATTACAAAATATAAAACATTCAAAGTTGCGTATATTTTATTTTTCATTTGAATTCTTTTAGTTTTTCAATATAAATACCAGCCTCAGCATATTTCCCATCGATATTACGCAAGTAATAATCTTGAATGTGAATATAGCATTTAATATTATCACGATAAGTATTGTATTTAGCATACACTCCGTACTTGCCAGATACATACTTGCAACGATGGTGAGTTATACCAAATAAATTCTTAGCATTTTTGCCTACAGAACTCTGACCTAAATTAGATTCTATCTTAGCTTGTGCTACACCAATATTTGCTAACACACATCCATCACTGACCAACTCTTTAAGGATAGCCGTATCATTTAGTGGCACATCATCAATGTGTTCTTCTGTTTGAGTTATTTTATGATATATATGTTTAATCTCAGGCTGACGCAAAATAGAATATATGCTAACACCTACTGATCCTAAACACAATAACAACATCACAATTATTTTCCAACTATATTTTGGCAAAATCTTTACCTCCATATCTTTATTCAACATAAATCTCATATTAAAATTCTTTACAATATTAAATTATTTCTTTCAAATCCCCAAGTATTAATTGCAGATTTCCAATTTTTCATTTTGTTCTTACCAATCATCCAACCCTTTGCCTCGTAAAAATTTACAAATTTCTCAGCACATTGTTTAGCTTCTCTGATTCTTAACTCTTTTAAATGCAGTGTTACTTCTTCAATTGTCGGTGGTACAAATACCCTATCATCCTTAAAATACTGCTGAAGTTCTTGTGGAATTTCTCCATGTATAGTAACTAAAAGATGTTTAAATAATATTTTACTCGTTACGTCCATACTTTTCGTTTAATGCAGTGAAACATGATTGTAAAATTTCGGTCTCAGTCCTATATAGCCTAGGAGTCTGCAACCAGTGTTCAACTTTCTCTAAGGAGTGAATAACGGTAGAGTGATCATAACCACCAATCACAAAACCAATTTCTGTTTGTGATAATTTAGTGTAAGTTTTGAGCAGATAAGTTGATATCTGTCTTAAAATAACCACGGTCATTTTTCTGCTTCTCTTTTCGATGAAGTCTTCTTGAGGTACATTTGTTACGTTGCTGACGGTCTCGAATATTTCAAAAGCGAATCGTCTGTCTTGTTTAGTTAATACTATATCCTTGCGTTTCATATATTTTATTGTTAATTACTTTATAAATTGTTATGGGATAAAATTTCCCTCCTTTGTTTCCTTTTAAGTTTTTATTATTTAATTGTTTTGCTATTTTGTTATAAGAGTATCCGTTGTGCCTCAGATCAAATATTTCTTTTACAATCTCCATCTCTGCTGTCTCAACTAAGTCCCCATTATCGTGTTTATATCCCAAGGGAGCAAAGCCAGAGTACACCTTCTTATTTCTTTTTAAATTACCTTTTACACTTCTTACCTGGTCTCCGGTAAGATCGGATTGGTACTCAGCAAATACTGCCATCAGATTACGCATTGCTTTACCACTTGTACCACTCATCTCTGGTTCTTCCACAGAATAGAACTTAACCTTTAGTTTTTCTAATTCGTATAGGTGTACAATATTATCCTTCAGATTACGGGCGAAACGAGTGCTATGCCAAACTATCACAGCAGTGATACCACCCTTTCTAACTCTGTTGAACATATCTTGAAACCCAGGTCTCTTCGTATTTTTTCCACTATAACCGGCATCTTCGAAAATATTTTCCAGAATAAAACCTTTCTTCAGTGCGTATTCTTCAATACGAGCTACTTGATTCTCTAAAGATGCACCCTTGTCTGCTTGGGCATCTGTCGATACTCTTATATAACCTACAGCCTTCATTTCTTTATAATTGTTTTGTTCATTATTTTAACTGCAATATGTCTCGGAGTAATATTTTTTAATGTGCAGTATTGTTCAAAAATCTCACATAAAAATTCATGTATGTGAATGTCTACTATCTTTGTTTCTAATTCTTTGTGTTTATGTTTTCTTAGTAGTGTTCTATGAGATCGGGCGATGGTATCAAAACTCAACTCTAAGTAATCAGTCGCATTTTTCTCGTTCTCAAACTTAGAGACGTATCTTTTATAAAATTCGCTGGGTACTTCGATTTGATATTTACGAGTGCTCATCTATTAGTCTCCCTTCTGAATCATATGCCTCTTCGTTTTCTAAATCGACAATCTCTTCAAATTCATAAAATTGTGCAATTTCCATTGCCTCTTCTAACGTATCGAATCCTAATTCGAATTCTAAACTTACAAATGTCTGATCTCCTTGCAGGTTGAAATATAGCAGGTCTGAGATGTCTGTTTCAAAATCATCTACTACCTTCTGGGACTTTACCTTTGCGTTTTCTAATTGTGCTTCCCAATCAACATCTGAGACCCAATCAGAGTCCATAACAAATATCGAAGGTAAAAATATAACGAAGGTTTTTTGTTCCTTGGTCATTGTCTTAAAGTGTACGTTCACACTTCCCTTGTTTACAATTTCTTCACTTAAGTTTTTCATGATTCAAATCTTTTTAAAAATATTTCTAAGCATTTTTTAATTGTGTTTTCTCCTATAGTAAACATACCAAACCAGTTGTTTACCAATTCTTTATCTGTGGTGATTTCAGTCATAAAATTAAACTGGTCATCAACCACCAATGTCATATCGATTGCATACAAATCTTCTCCTATCTTTCTGAGTGCTAAATCATGCAAAATCATGTCTGACTCGGCAAGTGAATTTGGTAGCTTAATATCACTTGGGATGTTATAATACGAACTAACTATCATAAACAACTCTTAACTATTTCCAAACATAACTCATAAGGAATCTGAGACCGAATATAAGATCCTTTCAAGCCTTGAGTACCAGTACTGCTACCACGAGGAGCAGAGATATGGCAAGGGTCTCCATTCTTACAAGCCATACGAGGTTTCCAAGCAAAGTTATTTGTCCAAATATCTGTAGGTTTCATGCGTGTATCTCCGTACTGACAATAGGTCACGGTTTGACGTATATGCTGAATGCTGTCCCATACATTTACCTTCCTCATCATACCACGAGGATTCTCGATGTACCAAATAAGATTTGGATTGTACTTCATGTAGAATTCAATAATTGAAATAGTTTTCTTAAGGATTTGCAAACCCATAAGAGCAGATTCAGTTTTGGGTCTCCGATTCATATCCCAATGCTTACCTATAGAAGCAACAGAGAATGTAGTACAAGGAGGAGATGCCCATATAACATCCGGAATGAATGGTACTTGAGAAGTATCAAACTTGTTAATGTCTACAGCATAGTCTATGCCGTCAAATTGCTCCCAATCTGAGGAGAACACCTTGTGCCCTAACTCATTACACACCTTACCGATTGAACGGCTACCAGCGAATAATTCTAATGTTTTCATTTGTTACCTCCGTATATTAAATATTTTTATGTATTCCTAATACCCCTGGATTAACCCATTCTGGATACCATCCGTTATCTTCCAATAAACTTATTAGTTCGTTGTGAACACCGAACTCAAAGTCTGTGTAGTTTTCTGTCCAATAGTTGAATAAATCATAACCATTGGATGCCATAACATCGTGTTCTGTGCTGATGGCAAAACTATCATCAGATTCTGAGACCCATCCGTTACCATCTACCATAATATGCATTTTTGGATACCTCCCCAAAAGCAATTTAATTAGTTCTTTCTTTGTCATAATGTACCTCCCCAGATATGTCTAACTTCAGTTACTTCTTCGGTAACATCATAGCGTATTGTTTCATCATCAAAAGAATGTTCTTGCTTATCCATTGCATATTGAATTCTATTCTCATACAATCCTTGATTTGCAAGTAGATAATCATCTACGTAGTCGATTACTACATTGTCGGGCAATTCAATAATTACCTCTGCTTCTTTGGTGTAAGTACGTTGTACTTTAATTATTACTTGTCTCATATATTTGTTTTTAAATTGTTTATTATGTCTCAGCAGTAAAACCACACGCCCCAGTGTCCTCAATACAATCTCTAATTTCATAACCCATTAGTAAGTCAGCATACTCTTTTAAATCTTGTTTGCTGATGCCTATTTCCTCAAGATCAGAATCGGTATAACCATTTCTTTCTGCAAAGAAGTGATCTAACTTTTCTTTTTTATCTCCTAAAAATTGTTCTATGTTTTGAATTTCTTCTTTTACTCCCGACAAATGGTCGGTATCGAAATAGTATTCAATGTAAAAAGGTGTATTGCCAATGCTACCAAAACGGTCAGCACAATCTGATGATTGGACAGCGAACCAAAACTTGCCTTCGATGTCCCCTGAATAATAACGTCCCATGTTTTTATGTTGTTTTTAAATTGTTTATTTATTTAATAGTTCTAATAGTTCTTTGTTGTCCATAACATTACCTTCTTGATCATGCACAACGGCATAATCTTGTTTGATGTTATCTTCAAGATCACGGCTATCCATGTACTCTTGTAGATATTCGTGGATACGATATTCTTCTTCTGGCTTGAATAGTTTTGCATCAGTGTATCCACCACGTGCATCACAACCTCCATGAATTTGAAGAAGTAAATACTGCTCATCGTTAATTTTAAGCCATGATCCTTGGAGGATTTGAGATAGGTCTGAGTCCCCGTTATATGTATTGAAACCTTCTATAAGTTCAACATCTCCTAAATCATTAAGCCAATTCCATTGGGACTCAGATACCCCATAAACATCTCCATCGGCATCCCAATCTAAGCATGGCATTCTATTAAACTGATTACATATAGCATCGGTATATAAATGTGATAGATAATGAAAGACAGACACGGTACGTTCTAAATAATTCCCAGTCCAAACAATACGTTCCTCTGGTTCACGTTCGAAGTCTTCAATAGTCTTTCCTTGGTTACGTTCCCAAGCACGTCCGTAAGCACCACCACTATCTAACATATGTGAGCCGGTGTTCTCTACAAGCATAGAGTATATTAATTCTTTTGTTGTCATAATGTGTTTTTTAAATCGTTTAATAAGTTTACTATTTTGTCTAATTGTTTTAGTTGTTCGATGTAAGCATCTCTCTGCTCTTTATCATCTAAAATTCCTAAGGTCAAATCTAATTCGTCAATTGCATCGTTTAATGCATCCAGCATCAAATCAATTTCTTCTGTAGTGTAGTTCATAGTTTTGTTTTATAGTTGTTTTATTAAATCTTTTATTTCTTCGTCAGTACATTCGTGTTCTATTTCTAAATCTTTGATCATCTCACCAAATCCATAAAGGGTGTACATATCTTCGTTAACTTGTATGAGATAGCAACTTCCATTCGTGTAATGTTCAAACATCTGCAAGTCTTGAGACATATCTTCGATATCATCTGAACATAGGAAACCTACCACACCTGAGTCCCATTGATCAGGGAAAGGCTCTGTTCTAAACGCTAATCCAGAATGATCATACATATATACTTTTTGTACATTTTTGAATTTTTCTTTTAAGTGGCTTTCTAATTCGTCCCAAGAATTAAAGTCTTCGTGATTTAATCCTAATGGATTCGGTAAGTCATATCTCTTGTGAAACATAACCGGTGTAATGTTCTCATCTAACAATAATGGATTTTCGGCAAAGTGGTCATAATCTACCGACAAGTTTTCTATAGTGTTTCTCATATTATAATTCCCTTTCGTGTTGTGTTTCCCAGTCAGTTAAACCTTGGTTAATTTCTTTGTTGTCTTCTAACAATTGTTTCAGAGACTCTAAACCTAAATCAATTTCATGATCTAAAGAGGTGGATGGATCTTCTGACTCAGACATACATAAGTTGTAAATATCTAAGATTTGCTCTTTTATTTCTGCATTCTCTTGAATTGCCGAATGTAATTCTTGTTTAAAATAATCTAATTTAGTCATATTATTTGTTGATTAATTGGTGATTGATGGTGATGATAGTTTGAGTATTCAATAGACGATATTCTTTCTTTTTTAAATCCCAGATAGTAAGATAACCTCTTTCTGTTGGGTTATATGCTTGTGCCTTTGCACCAGTTTTAAGATGTTTTTTTACACCATACTTACCGTGAATGTGGCGTATTGTTCCGTCCTTCTTTACAAAGGATGCCGAGAAAAACTTTTTACTTTTGATAATCTCGATTGCGTTTTTTACTAAAATTGTGCTCATATCTATGTGTTTATTTTGTTTATTGTTTGTGGATTGTTTTGCAAATATAGTTAATCTTTTTATAATTCCTAATAATTTTAAATAATTTTTTTACTTTTCTGTTAAGTACTTGCTGTATTGGTCTGCAATGGCATCTGCAATTCCTTGAAAGGTGCGAGATCTATCTTTCCATCTGTTTTCTTTGCCTCGTTTAAAAGCTTCATAATACCATGTTGCTTGGCGTTTAGTTTTCCCGGTCTTTTTATCGATCCATTCTTTAAATTCTCCTTTGTCTACAATTTTAGTGTGGGTTAACAAAGGAAGGTTTTTAAGCCACAAACAAGTTGATTTTTGAAATGGATCGCCAAACTGCCAAGGCTGTATAATCTGATCGGGTTTTTTAATCTTACTGGAGATAACCGAAATTGGATTCTCAATCAGAATATGTTCAATTGGTGCGTTCATGAGGTCACGAACAAATTGAAGTGCTCTTTCTTGTCTGCCGTCTGCAATCTTTTCGGGAAACCATCTGCTACCACTTACTGCAAGATCCGTACATGGTGGATGGGCAATCATTAAATCCCATTTTTCTCCGTTTAAAGGATTTTTGTCGATTATGTCGAATACATTACCTTGGTGATGATAAGGTGAATTGTCTTCGGCTTCTAATAGGTCGCAAGAAATTGCGTTATGACCTAATTTTCTGAATGCTTGTCTTACTGCTCCCGAATACTCACAAGCAATTAATATGTTTAATTTTTTTGTCATGATGATAGTTTTTTTAATGGTTTAATATGTTAACTGATTTTTTACCTTTGCCATTTGTACCACTGCACAAATTACACTTACTGCAATTACTTCTAAAACCTTGCTCAATACTTGCCGGACAAGGTATAAAACCAGGGATTCGGGTCTCAGATACAACAAAGGATCTATAACCCACAAGAGAAGCAATTCTTTCTTCTTCTGCACTATGTACAGATGCCATAAAGAAAGGAGCAAATGAATCATCTTTTCGCCATTGGTGAGTATAACCCGTCCAATTCTTAGCAACATTACAGATGTCAGCAACCAACATAATAGGTAATAATGTTGGCTCTCCATATGTTCCGAATCTCACAAATCTACCTTCACATACTGATACAATGGTATTATACAAAGCCATCGACAAATTTGGTATTGATTCAAATGTAGGATACAATTTTGCTGTACTTCTTAATGTAGAAAGAAAGCCCGAATATTGCATCATTTTGTGCGTATAACAAGCACTCAATTTTGCTCCGTTACTTACTGCAAATGGGCAGTCCATACATACTTTGCCGTCTGCATTAAAAAATTCTCGCATACTTGTTTTACTTTGTGCAATTTCAAATTGCTCTCTGCTGAAATGTGACGTTTGAACAATTGTTTCTGTGCTGTCTGCAATTTTCTTATTGCTTGTTTTACCAATCGTGATTATAGTAATCACATTTGCTGTTCTAAAAATTATCTTTTTCATGTTTTTTGTTGGTTTATGATAGTTTGCTTTGGGTCTCAGATTACAAATTGAATTTAGTTACTACAATACTAAGGGAGGACATAACACAACCTATGAATCCCACATAGAAGAAGAACATAGGTACACGAAATGATAATGCAGTTAAGACAATAAGCAATAAGGAAATTACTAATGTCAGTAAACTGATAACGATGGTCTGTTTCTTGTTGTTCATATTATTTGATTATATTGTTTAATTCGCTAATGATATCTTCAAATGAAGTTGAACTAAATGTATATGCTTCTTCATTAAAAATGCCGTAATCTTCATCTAACATTAGTCTATAGTAATTCACACATTCTTTGTCGTAGTCTGTAATTAATGAGTTGGGCATAAATAGAATATATTCATTTATACTTAGTGACATCCTTGCATCATTGTGGTAAGTTACATCTGTTACATTATCAAAGTGGTCTGATAAAATTTCTGTGATTTGATTAAACAAATCATTTTGGGTTTCTATTGTAAACTTCATAATTATTTCGATTTGATGCCACGAAGATAAAGCTATAGATTTCAATTTGTCAATAGGCAGTATGTAATTTAGAATGATTATAAATAAAATTCATAGGGCTAAAGTATTGTAGTTTAATGATTTGAATATGTTGTTTAGAATGATTATGAATTTCATTTGGTGAATATTGGGTTCGCAGTGAGACAAAAAAAATTCGAATTGTTGGGATTGAATGAAGGAAATTTGAAAGGGTAAAAATGGATGGATAATTACTGATAATGAATGCAAAGATTTTTTATTTTGCATTGCGTTATTGTCACCAATGCAATAAGATTTATTTTTTATTGTTGTGTTGTATACGATTGACCAATTGTATACACATTTTTATCGTGCGTACATTGGTTTAGATTCTTTATGCATTTTAAATTCAAATAAAATGAGGCACAAATTAAGTTTGCTTTTGTGATTTGCAAGGCTAAAGATGGCATAGGGGAGTGTTTTTTTTGGACGCACCCTCCCCTGGATTGGTACGTATTACCACCACCCCTCGCACAAATTTTATATTTCAGAATTTAACCCAGGGGGGCTATTTTTAATTTCTAGATTTTATGGGGGGGCTATTTTGTCTTACCCCCGTATTTTTTGAGCCTAGTAACATTTTATCCACAATACAGAGCATAAAAAAGCCACCTGTGAAGATGGCCTTTAACTGAACGTTTATAGTGTCGGGGGAACACTATGCTGCAAATATAGTCTTTATTCCCTACTAAGCAAGTTTATTTGTATTTTCTTATTACTTCGAAGATACGTTTGGTATCAGTAAGTTCTATTTCCCAATTGTAATAGGCAACTGTGAAGCCATGGTTATCGTTCCAGTCCTTCTTGAGAATAGGGTTACCATTTACGCTGTATAGATATATCCAAGGAATGTTCCCTAGTAGTTCTATTTCAATCTCTATTCTCTTCAGTCTCTGGCGGAGTGTTTGTAGATGATTCATGTTCTCTGTGTTTTAGTACTTCCATTATAGCGTATACGTCAGTCATGCTTACATTGGTTGTTCTGAGGCCGTCCCCAGTCTCCACATAATTAATAGAGTCTTCAACCGTGTTGGCAATTACAGGGTAGTTTTCCATAACTCCCTTCTTGTTGATCTGTAGCAAAGTATCTATGCTCTGCTTACTCGCCCATACAAATGTTTTCATATAGCGGAGATATTGTCTTTTATTTATTTTTGAGTTCATTTATAGTTTCAAATATACGATATGCGATTTGAGGAACAATGGCATTGCCATATCCCATTATACTTTCTTTTCTCCACTTAGGAAAGGTAAGTCCGTCCAATTCAAGGGGAAGCCCATCATCTCCGCTACAAAGTGGGGATTTAATTGGGAAGCAGTCCCAAGCTTCGGATGGTCCACCTTGTTCGGTATAAACATAGTCATCTGTCTTAGACTCATTTGAAGATTTACGTTCTTGTCCTTGTGTCTCTGAGACCGAGCCAAATACGTCTCTGGTTTTGCTGCCGTGTTCCAATCGTAACTGTTCGGTGTCGGCAGTAGACCCCTCTTGTATATGAACCCCGTTGCTACTTCTTGAGCCAGTGTTCCCGAATTCCCGAATACTTGTTCCTTCTTGCTCAGATTCTCGCTGTACCCGTCCATCGCTGCTGGTGTCTTTAGCAATAATCCAGACCCTGTCTCTTTTGTGTGGAGCGTTGATGCCGACAGCTGGAAGTACAAACGTTTGGATTTCGTATCCCTCACCTTCCAAGTCAGCATACACCTCTTCGAGAACCAATCCGTCCGACCAACTAAGGAGTCCACGAACATTCTCCCCCACGACATATCTTGGTCTGATGTCTTTGATTGCTTGGAGCATATAGGGCCAAAGATGGCGGTCATCTTCTTTTCCCAATCTTTTTCCAGCGGTACTAAAGGGCTGGCATGGAAATCCCCCTGAGAGGACATCAATTGTTCCTCTCCATTTTCTAAAGTCTGTTGTCTTGATGTTGTCATATGATTCGGCCTCAGGCCAATAAAAACTACATAATTTTCTACTAAACGGATTAATATCGCAATGGAACTTGTTTTCCCAACCCATCCACTCGGCTGCCAAGTCAAATCCTCCAATGCCACTAAATAAACTACCGTGATTCATGATATTCTCTTTTTAACTTATCAGTAATCTCCATCGCCCTCGCATATGTCTTCATCTCCGTCCTCTTCCCAAACTCCCACTTCTGATGACATTGCATACAGTATAACATCCAATTTTCGGGATGTTGTCTCAAACTCGGATAACTTCCTTTCGTAATTATATGCGACACGAACATCGGTGAGAAATGTGGAAGATGAGTCCCACACTCTTCGCACTGATGATTCTGTCGTGTTGACCACATACTCTTGTACCATTCTTTGTCTCCTTTAGCCATTTATCCTAAATACACGTGAACCATTCTTGTTAGGTCTCCACGTAACTTTCGCTATGTCAGAGTTTAACAAAGCATAGTTACCCATATGGTTCTTAATCATATTGGAAGCCTCTCTTTTCTCATCTTCCAACTCGGCAATTTTTCCGCCAAGTTCCAAGTATTGAGCTATATAGTTATCAATCTCTACACTCGAAGCAATACTTTTATCTTCCGGATTAGCATACCTTTCAGTTAAGTACTCAGCAAATGCTTCTGTACCGTCTGGTGGTGGAGCATACTGATCATAGTCTCCTCCGTTTTTATATGCTTCTCTACCTAACTCAACTCTTTTCCAAAAATCAGTTGTGATATTGATAATCGAGTCAATCATTTCCTCATCGGCATCGAACTCATGTACACTAAAGTCTCTTCCGTCCTTTAAGACAACAAGATATCCTTTTTGAACTCCGAGACCCAATAAGTAAGTTTGCAATTGTAAATAGTAAGACGGAGGAATTCCACCTTCCCATTGTTTAGCAGACCAGCCGTTTATGGTTTTAATTTCAGCAATGGCTTCTACGTTCTCAAGATTAATTTTTGAGTTGCGAACTCTGATATCCTTTGTTGTAATTAGTCTGTCTGGAGAAAAGAATAGATGTGGGTATAAAGGATTGACAATATAACCTACTGGTTCATATAGTTGTCTAACCTTCTTACCTTCACCGAAGTTCTTAATCATTGTAGCCTCGTCCTTCTCCCAATGTTCAAATATGTCTGCAACAGTTTGCTCAAGAATAGTTCCCATAAACATCGGCATATTCTGCACTTGCTTCTGAGGAATTATTCCTATCTTTTGATAATACAACTCAGCCGGAGACTTCCAAGAATTGACACCCATAAGAGTGCCAATTTCAGAAGCACCTAAACCACGTTCTCTGAACGCAAGCCATTCCTCGTAAGATTTCTCCTTGTCTATTTGGACTATCTGCAAACCCATTGTTCAAAAGCCTCAGCAGTTTCTAAAATAAGACCTCTGATATCTGTAACGTTAAACTCACCATTTAATTTTGGTAGCAAATTATCAATATGATTAACTGCTGCCTTTAAACTTGACTGACGAATGATTGACTGTTGTTCCTGCCCATAGTGTTTCATATGAGCAGGTTCAACCTTAGTTGCAATCTTGTCAGTAAGTTCTTTGTTACTTACTCCTCTTGCCATAATTAGAATGGTAAATCGTCAGCGGATTGTTCATCGAATACTTCATCTACAATCTTTTCTGACGGAATGTCAAAATTAATAGCTTTTGAATATTCATTAGCTCTCTGAGCAAGTTCATTGACCTTGTTCATACGAAAAATCTCAACCTCGCTCCAGTCAGTTGCTACCAACTCACCCTTTTTGTTGAATACCTCTTCTGGCTTAGGAATGCCTTCGTCTCCTACCTTGTAGGCCCACTTTAAGTTTTCCAAACCCTGTCTTAAAAATAGAGCACTCTTTTTCTTGTCGTTTTCTACTTTTAAAAACGGAGTAAATTCTACAGGCTTTGAAACATCAATTGCAGGAGCACAGTGTGCAAAAGCAATAAAATAAGATGTTTGTTTAGAGTCTGCATCAGCTCCTTTGATTCTAATTTGAAGTTGAAAAGTTTCTTTGTCATCTTTCAAATCAATACACAAGTCTGTGCCATAAGTGTGGTCTCTAGTTGAGATGCCGACAATTTGACCAATTACAGAATGAAACAATTCATTTTCAGTACCGTTCCATTTTGCTACCTTACCATCACGAATTTGTAAATACGTTTTTTTGGTTTTTTCAGTTACTAATCCCATTTTTTTATAGTTATATGATGCAAATGTAAAGGCGAAATTTTGAAAATCCAAATATTTTCTGTAAAATTGTATAATATTTCAGACAAAATTATGAACAAGGAACTAAAAGAAAAAATTCTAGAAATGAAAAGCAAATTACGCAGAGGCGATTTGGCTAGAATTGTAGAAAAAGTAGAAAAGTATAACATCAGACAGTATGATGTATACAACATTATCAACGGCAAGTCATTGATTGACAATCAAAAAATGATCTTGGTATTATCAGAAGCTAAAAAATGTATTGACGAAAATCAAAAGTTTCTAAACGAGTTTAATGTTGCTACAGCATGACATTCGATGAATTAGATAAAAAAACAATCGAAATAAAAAAATTAGGTCTCAGTCCAATACTTGAAATCTCAAAGATATCCGAAGTAAGAAAAGAATACTATAGCTTAAAAATAAAACAAAATCAAAAAGTTATAAAGGATCGTTTCTTTAAGAATATTCACTTCCTAGTGGCGAAATATAAAACCTCGCCAGTTAAATCAAATATCAAAGAGTTTATGGGTATCGATGTAGATGACGCATACCTAAAGTTTTATTCTGATAAGCAAGATGTTTACAACATGAAGTTTGTACTAATCATGTCTATGTTTTACGGCATCCCAGCCGAACTATTATTATTTCACGACCTCGAAGCTTATGGAGAACAACTCAAAAGTAACTACGCTGCTCTATTCAAACAGAGTCAATATTAAACCGCTATCGGTTAATGAAGCCTGGCAAGGCAAAAGATTTAAATCTAAAAAATATGCAGCATACGAATTAGAATTGCTATTTAAACTAGAAACCATTGAGTTAAATTGGGATAAAGTACCTATCGAACTAGATTTAACCGTAGGGCTAAGTAATATGGCCTCAGATATTGATAATATAGTCAAACCCTTTATCGATGTACTACAGAAAAAATTCAATTTCAACGACAAATATATCTTCAGATTAATCGTTGAGAAACAATTAGTACAGAAAAATTTTGAGTTTATCGAATTCAGAATCAGAAAGTTAACTCCTCGTCACATGATGTTTTAAAAAAAAATATCAACAATGCTTGCTTTACTTCAAAAAATAATAATATATTTGCACCGCAGTCCTTATTTTGTAATGGGGGTATGTTATCGGACTGTGTGGCGAAGTCGAGCAAGCAATTGATGAGGCAACCACTACCACCTGAACCAATTTTCAAGAAAACGTTTTAAAGCGTTTTTATGGAAAGGGGGGAAAGGGGGGTATGGTTTATCAGTGTCTCATCAAGCAAGCATTATTACTACTACTACGATATCAGAGTATAAGGATATCAGAGTATTAGAGATAAGTAAAGAAGTTAAAATTAACTTTTACTTAGAAGAATTTTATTCTAAATGAAAAATTGTGTTTTTTCAATAAAATTTCATACATTTGTAATATAAATGGCATTTACTCTTAAGGCGCAACCAAATCAATTTATCAGTGAAGGAGAAAAAAACAAATCCTGGTATAAGGAAAATGTTTCTTTTATCTTATCTCATTTTAATAAGCGCAACGATAGAATAACAAGAATTAGATCGACTCAAGTTCTAGAAAAACCCATCGATGAAGTTGTAAGAATGTTTACTTATTACTTAGGGAGACAATACAACAAAGATTATTATTACACAACTCAAGACCAAAATAATTGCGACTTACCGACAGTTTGGATAAACGGCCAAAAAATCACCTCTTTGGTTGATTACATGGTTGGTAATGCAATCAAGATGATTCAGAATATTGAACCTAGTGTCAAGGCGCAAAGTAAAGCAGCAGTAAATAAAAAAACTCAGCTACTTGAAAAAAGCCTGCTTAAATTTCAAGCCCCGGAACTAATGGATGTTCTAAATGAGTTTGGAATTAAGTATAGACCATTAGGACCTAAAACAGACGAACTTGAAACTCCAGAAGCAGTACATAGATACATGGAGTATGATTACAGAGAGAACGCAGAAATTCTTGCTGAGCGTATGTGTGAGGATATTCTTAATCGTAATGATTTTTTAAATAAATACAAACAAGCGTTTTTATATACTCTATTGGGAGGATACGTAGGTATCGAGAATAGAGTAGAGAATGCAAAACAATATTTTGATATTATCCTTCCTCAGAATCTTATTGTAGATAAATCTAAAGATGACGATTTTAATTCCGAGGCCCGATTTGTTGGAAAAATAGATTGGTTAACGGTCTCAGATGTTATTGAAAGATACCAAGACAGTTTAACAATAGAGGAGATTTCAGAATTAAAGAAATTAAACTCTAACAATCTTTATCAATTATTAGATTTAACCACGCATCCTTATGCAACTACATGGGCGTTCAATCTGAACAACTTACCTGTTCTTGCGTGTGTAACTGGTTACTGGGTAGGTATGAAAGACTTGCGTTATGAAAAAACAAACGACAAGTTCGGAAATACACACTACGCTAAAATGCGTAAAGATAAAAAAGGCTCATTTTGGACAAAGACAATATACGAAAGTACAGTAATTGGAAACAAGTATATTGTTGATAACAAAGAAGCAACGAACATCGTTCGTAAGCATGATAATCCTGGAGATGTAGAATTACCACTAAAAGTGTTTTTACCCAACATGGTCATGGGAGAAAACAAAAGTGTTGTGTCAAGACTACATCAGCACCAAGACAGAATCGACTTCATAACTAATGAGATTACAAAGATGATGACACGTGCGAAAGGCAAAGTGTATCTTATCAATCGTCAAAAGTTAGGAACTTCAACGGCTCAAGATGTAATATCAGATTTCGAAAGAATGGGTATGCACATCACCGATGGTAGTGCCACAGGAGAAGACTATGTAGCAGGACAGGAAGCAAAACTTGTAGAAGTTGTAGACATGACATTAGATCCTAACGTTCAACAACTAATCTCTTTGAGAAGAGAAGAAGAACGTCTAATGGAAGAGATTGTGAATATTCCAAAGGTTGCATTAGGTCAGCAGTCTGGATATGTTGGAGCAAAAACTCAAGCGGGAACTATCGCACAATCAAATTTAGGAACTACATACTTGTATCAAGGATTTATTCAGTTCATCGAGAAACAATTAGCATTCGCTCTAAATCAGTACAAAATCTCTTTAACAGGGGAAGATGAAAATGATATTCCTGTTGTTGGATCAAGAGGAAAAGAGTACTTAAAAATCGTTAAAGATTTTCAGTTCGAAGAATTAGGAGTTTACATTAAAGTTAAAGACTTTATTGATGATGCTGCAAGAGAGAGAATTCTTTCTTTGGCTCAGGCATCAATGCAAAACCAAATGATTGATATGCTAGATTATCTAGCTATCGAAAAGGCTAAAACTTACAGCGAATTAATTTCTGAGTTGGAGTACAGTTTGAATAAGAAAAAACGAGATGCTGAGAAACAGCAAGCAATGATGCAGATGATGCAGCAAGCTCAAGCGGAACAGCAGATGTCTCAGCAACAACAACTTGCAGGAATGAAAGAAGAAGGAGCAAATTACAGAAAGCAGTTAGATGCAGAAAGTCAAATGTCTCAATTAGCAATGGGTAAAGCATTAGATGAAGAAGCATCTTCTTCACAACAAATTCCGGAAGACCAAGCGCAACAATAAAAAAAACAATATATGTCAAACGAATTTTTTGAACAAATGGCTGCTCAATTAAAAGCAGAACAACCTACTGAAACTCAAGAAGTAGTTGAAACTCCTCAAGAAGTAGTTGAAACTACAGAGCAAGAAGTAGAAACACAAGAGACTCAGAACACAAATGAGACTCAAACAGAAACGAAAGAAGAAATTCCTTGGTGGGAACAAAAACAAGAAACAGAAACAAAAACAACCGAGCAGAAAATAACTGAGCAAGAGGCTATTGACGAAGAAATTAAACTCCTTATGGAGTATAAGAAAAACGGAAAAAGTCTTTCTGATCTAGTTAAGGATTATCAAATCGAGGACTTAACTAAGTGGTCAGATGATCAGTTTGTAAAAGAAGGGTTAAAGAAGTACATGAACTTGACTCCGGAAGAAACCGAGCAAGCGGTGTATGAATACGATAACGCTTCTATATTCCAAAAGAAACAGTGGGCCGAAAACTTTAAGATAAAGTTTGAACAAGAGAACCAAATGAAATTGAAACAATTGACAGGTTCTAATGAACAAATGGAAGGGCAAAGAAAGGCCATGACTGCTAAATACGAGCAAGAAATGGATCAGTACTCTCAAGGTATTGTTGGAAAGGAAGTTTATGGATTAAAAGTGACTGACGAAATGTCAAAGGATCTTAAGAAGTTCATAAATGAAGAGTTCAGCTTACAAAGAGAAGATGGTTCTTTCGACATCGAAAAAGTTTATTCTGTTGCTTTATGGTTAAAGCACGGAGGAGACTTAGTAAAGGCTAACATTACGAAAGCAAAAAATGAAGGACGTGAACAAGTAATTAAGGAGGTGACCAATCCTAGTAAAAATTCTAATTCTAATGCTCGTAGTGCTGGCTCAGGACTTGAGGCTATACAAGATGCCTTTGATTCCAGATTTTCTGGAAACTAAACACAAACAAAAAAACACAAAATAAAAAAAAACAATGGCAACCGCAACTAATCTTCCTTTAAGTCAATCACTTTTACTTAAAGGACTTTCTTTGCCTAACAAAATGGCAATGGTGTATGCTCAAGATTATGGGTATAACGTTTTGACTCAATTAACTTCTAAATTAGCTCCTTCAATTACTTCTGCACAAGCGAAGATTGAGGTTTCTTCTTTGGGTAACTTGGGTGTTTTCTCTAAAGTTAACGTTGCAATAAACACATCTACTGGTGTAGTTGGTGTAACTGATGCTTCTAAATTCCGTATTGGTGATATCGTTGCTGATGCTAACTTAGTACAAGGTTTGGTTACTGATGTTAATATTGCTGCTGGTAGTATTACTTTAGTTCCTCACAGTGTTGGTAGCTTCACTTCATCACACTTTGCGTTAAATCACACAGCGAAAAGATTCTTCGATGCTTCTCCTAACCGTTCTTCTTTCGGTAAGAGCACTTTGAACTACACTCCTGACACTGATTTTGCTTTGACTGCTGTAACTCGTGAAAGTTCACATCAAGCACGTAGAGATCGTACTGGTTCATTCGTAAAATGGAGCGGTGATTTCTGGTGGAGAAGTTATGACGATCTTACTTTGAAAGCGTTCGCTAAGCAATTAGAGTATAAATATGCTTTCTCTGAAAGACAAATCAAAACTGGCCCTTATGGTGAATATTACACTACTGGTGGTCTTCGTTGGTCTATCATCAACAATGGCGGTACTTACCTTCCTTTGACTGGCGAATTGACTCAAAGCACTTTCAATGATTTCTTAGAGCAAATGGTTCGTGTATCTGCTGAAGGTGGACGTAAACTTGTAGCTTTGATGGGATCTGCTGCTATGGGTCGTTTACAAACTATCTTAGGTGATTACATTAAATTTGCTGGTACTGCAAATACCCTTGGTGGTACTTCAGTTACTGGTTTGAACGTAATGAAATATGCTTATGCTGGTTTGGAAATTGAATTCGTTCGTTGGAATATCTTAGATGACGAAATGTTCCGTAGCGAACTTTCTGGAATCAACGGTAAACCTAGAATGAGTAACTCAATCTATTTCCTTGACATGACTCCAGTTGCTGCTGCTGACGGTAGTGGTTCAATCTCTCCTATGCAGAAGTATCACTTCAACAATGACGAATTGATTGCTAACTATGTACCAGGTATGATTGGTTTGGATTCTTCTGATCCTAGCACTATTAAAGCTGCTATCGGAGGTTCTCAAGTTGCATCTTTAGGAACTAGTGATGTAGACGGAGTAGACTTCCACATTCTTTCTGATTGTGGTTTGTATTGTGTTGCTGACCGTATGGGTCTGATTGAATTCGCTTATTAATAAATAAAAAAATGGCAAACTTAACATACTTAGTTCGTAGCACTTGGACTGCATCAGACGCTTCATTAGCAAATGGTGTAATCAGTCTTCCTGGTGTTTACGATGCAAACAGCGGTACAACCAAAACCGTTACTTTAGATTACAATGGTGTAAAAAAAGTAAAATTTGGTGAAGGTGCTGCTGCTACACAAGGTGTAGTAACTGCTGTTGTTTCTGGTACTTTGACCGCAGGAAATATTTTTTCTTTCCAATTGGTTCAAGACATCAGTTCTTTAAACAACAACTTACCTGATACTTACAGTTCTTTGATTTCTTATACAATCAAGAGTGGCGATACTGCAACTACTGTTGGTGATGCAATCGCATTGATGATTAACAACTTACCTTTCGAGGCTACTGCTGCTAACTCAAGCGGAACAGTTACCATTACTGCTACTGCTGCAAATCCTAGCATCATCGGTGCTGAGGTTTCTGACCAAGGTGCAAATCTTGCGATTACCAATACCACCGCTGGTGTTAAAGGTATCGGTGTAGGAGCAGACTTAATTGCTTTAGGTATCGCTGAGGCGGTTTCTGGACAATCTTATGATGTTTACAACGTAACTTTCAAAACCTTCAAGTATACTTCAGCAGATGATGTTTCTGAGCGTTCTGATCTTATTACTTTGTTCATTGACGAGACTGCCGGAACAACTTCTGGTGCTTATGGTACAGCGTTGAGCACAATCCTTAACGGATCTAGCACAACTGCTAACTACCTTGATGTAATGTCATAACTTTAACTAATCTTTAAGAGAGGGGGATTTTTCTCCCTCTTTTTTTGTATTTTATAATAAAATAATTTATATTTGTAAATATTTATGCAAATTAAAGCCTTATTAATTCCATACAGAACTCGTGGTAACGTATCTGTTGTGGGTTCTTACAGAAACAGAGAAACTGACAAAGAATTGTTTCTTTTGTCTTCTGGAAAGAAAGTAGTTACTTCATTAGAGGATACTGATCGTATATTCAATTATACTTTTGAAGAAGGTCAGCCCTTGACAATCACACTAGAAGATGATGATTTTTCTCAGAAAGCCGTTCTTGACTTTTGGAAAAACCATCCGCTTGTTGAAACAGATGGATATTTAAATCCTAACTTAGTTACTGCTCAGTTCAAATTCGAAATTAAATCTGAAAAGGTTAGGGTTGAATATGAAGAGTTGTTGAAAAAGTTAACGGCTGTTTCTAAAGTTTCTTCTATGTCTTACGAAGAACAGATGAACTTAGCATTTGCTTTAGGTCTTGATCCTAGAGGAATGAACGAAAAAGAAGTATACTTGAAGTTAATTGGATTAACTCTTAACGGTATGGCTATCGCTAAGAAAGACGAAGTATTTAATTATTTGACAATTAGAACTGTTGAAAGAATGGCTACTGACTATGCTCATAAAGCAATCGCTTATAATATTGTAACCAAAGAAGGTTCTGTTTATAAGATAGCAGGAAGAAATGCTGGCACAACTAAAGACTCAGTAATTTCTTTGATTCTTTCGGATAGCGAGATGTTCGAGAATTATATTAAACCCGAAGTAGATAAGATGGATGCCAATTCTATTCTTAAGTTTGAAACTTTAAATCCCCTAGAATTACCGGAAGAGATTAAAAATCTTTTACCTGCGTCTGGAGCATTTGAAAAGAAAAGAGCTAAGAGAGAAGGAAATCAGTAATTTTGTGTTTCATAATAAAAAGGGTAGTTAGAAATAATTGCCCTTTTTTTATTATATTTGTATATAATGACAGGTTTAGAATTTTGGCAGTATCTTCAACAAAAAATCGATAAGGATTATTCTTCTTATTTGGATAATACAAAGGCTCAGGCATTAATAAAAGAGTCTATGTATAAAATTGTTGATCAAATGTACCATCGTTTGTCTTTTGAAAAAGAGGCCGATGAGATGGTTGCCTTTATGGTTACCGAGTATTCGGTTACGCCAGCTTCTGGATTGTGTACTTTAAATAAGGGTAAGACTACTCCAACTGTAGTTTCTGAGATTCCTTTTTATATGCACATGATGCGTATTCTAGCGACTTATAGAGACACTTTGGTTGTCACTGGAAGCGGAACGCTTTTAAGCAGCGTAAATCACAAGTTAAGAAAAGGGTCAACTGTAATTAATGGAGCAACTACTTATACAGTTATATTCGTTGATGGAAATAATTTCAAGGCTGTTGATTCTGGTGGAAACTTAGCAACGGCTGTAGGAACTTATTTTTTTGCTTATGACATTGAATTAAAACCTATGTCATCATCTAGAAAAGCAGGATCTTTCCACAAGGCGAATATAGTTACTCCTAGATATGAGTTTTTAAATGACGGAACTAGTAAAAACCGTTCTGTAAAAATATCACCTACTCCTTATGCTGCAAAGGTGGATTACTTTAGAGTTCCTCCTTACGATATTGATATTACAAACAATGCAGTTCTTTTAACTGACTATTACTCTCAGAAGTTTTTGTATAGTTTATTAGACGAATGTGTGCTTAACTTTGGTGCTCAGACAAAAGATTACCAAACTAAGCAATCTGCACAACAAGACATAATTCAAAATCCATAATGATATATTTATCAGAAATAGTAGACGAAATAAAAAGCGACTTGAATGGCGGTATGTCATATAACGAATCTCGTTATGACGATGAATATATTGAAACAAAGATTCATTCTGCCAGAGCGCATTTAATTTCTAGTTATTTAATTAAAATAGGAAAATTCATAAATGATGCGTGGGTACAGACTATCGACCATCGTTTTACAGAAAGAGAAAAAGATTGTGATACTATAACATTCGAGTGTCCTAGTGTAATTACGTTTGATGGACAAAACGATGGTTTTGTTTATGTTGGCCATGCTAATGGAATGAAGCCTTGGGCTAGAATAAGAAAAGGATACACGACCTTGACTAGACACAGTATAGTTATGCAAAACGATGAGATTATGTGGGACTACAAACAATTAGACCAAGGAAGAAATCTATTAATGTTTTATAACAATAATAAATTAGAATACTTGATGATTAGAGCAGTTTTTAATAATCCTACTACTATTGCTAACTGGAATAGAGCGACTGATCCTTATCCGGTTGATGCTAATTTAAAGCATGATATTGTACAATTAGTTACTGCTGACTTGTTTAGAAAAACAACTAGACCAGTTGAACTTAGTAGCGATAAAATAACAACTATACCATAATGAAGATTGATGATGTAATTTCGGCTGCTTGCGAAGAATTAAATTGTTCTTATGAATCAAATGCTTTATGGTTTGAAGTTCTTATTCACCAAGCAGTTCGGTCTCAGAAAACAAGTAAGAAATTCATGGATAAGCATACATATGCTACCATTGAAGATAATAAGTTTGAGATGCCTGCTGGATGGGCAAGACTAGATGGTATTTATTTATATAAGACAGGACATAAGTATTGTCCAGATATAGATTATTGTCTTCAAAACAATGTTGTGATTTTTGATTCTTCTTTGGGATTACAAGACGGAACAAAAGTTACGTACTATTATAAAACATTAACAGTAGATAAAAAGAACAAATTGATTCTTCCCGATGATTGGGAGCGAATGCTTGTTGCTTATATCGGATGGAAATATTCTCGCAGATATGCGAAAGATTTCGGTCTCAGTGTAATGCAAAACTTTCAGAGAGAATACCAAACACAAAAATTATCTAATATATAATGCAAGTAAGAGTAACTCCAAATGGTGTACTAGACCATGATACCGACATACAATATATAGGTCAAGGAAATTATGTAGATGCCTTAAACATTAGACACAGAGATATTGAATCTAATAACACAGATGCATCTGTTAATTTTATTAAAGGTAACGCTTTGAGTTTGACTTTGCCTAATGTGGTAGATCAAAATAAACTATACAGAATTTATTTGTCTGTTAGTGGTTTATATACTGGTACCAGCGGTTCTGAAACAGCAAAGACATTATATAACTTTACAGACTTAAGCGGTGTTAATATAACAAATACTGTTTCTACAGATAGAAATGTAAAACTTATAGGTTTATATACAACATTGTTTAGTGCGTTAAATAGCGCAGTAAGTCCAGCATCTATAAGCAATGTTACCTCTAGTAGTATATTTATAACTAAATACAGAGAACACTTAAATTCTGCCGACAACGTAAGAACTTTAACTTCTATAAATACAACTTTAAATAGGTTAGATTTTGGTTTAAGTTTTATAGGAGAGCCTACATATGTAAACGGAGACAGAGTAATTTATAAAACGTCAGGTACAGCAATAGGTGGGCTTACTAAAAATCAAATTTATTACGTTAAATATATTACTGGTATATCTGTAGAATTATATACCGATAGGGCTCTCACAAGCATTGTTGATATAACTGGAACTTTAAGTGGAACACACACTTTAGGTAGAATCGAAGATCTTGAGGGTTATTTTGATATTAGTAGTAATTTAGATGAGTCTTGGATTTTAAAAACTAGTCCTGTAGAAAATTACCCTGAAATATTCCAAAGGGAATTGATTCAAGAGGCTGTGGCTGGTTTGACGGCAATAAACGAACCTCTTAATATTATAGGCAGTGTAGAAGTAGAAAACGAAACTTTTTTATTTTCGACTACTAAATTAATACCATATGGGTATGCTTCTGCCTTGAGCGGAGAAGGTCTTGTTAGATATGGAGAAGTTGGATATTTAAAGTACGATGAACTTTCTAATACTCATACATATATCAGATTGCTGAGAAGTAAAGACTTAGGTTTTAATGAAAACTTTCAAATACAAGGAGAAGGAGAAAAAACTAAAAGCGGAGTTAATTTATATGTTACAGACAACAATACAACTCCTAGAGCTATTTATTTAAAACGTCCGTATATCCAAGATGGGGCGTTAAGTATAAACGGAGGATTTTATAATTTAGATAGTGTTTTAGAGGAAACAAACTTGTTTCAAAGTATTCCTAGTTCTTATATGTCTTTTGAGCAGATAAAAGACGGGGCTGGTAATTTATTGTGTGGGACTAAAAGATATACTGGGTTTTTCTTGACGGAAGGACTAAGTCCTAGTGAGTATCTATATCCTACCGGACCAATTGTTATTTATCCTAAGAAATCATCAAACCATATAGAAATTTCTGGCGGTGATATAAATGAAATTGCTCAAAAGTCAGTTCTTTTGTCGCTTACCGATATACCTAAAGGCGTTTATAAGTATTTTGATTTTGTTGTAATAGAATATAACGGAGAAGGAGTAGTCGCTAAGAAACTAAGAAGATATTCTCTAGGTGAAAACGATACTGTTTTAGAACTAGAACATAACGGATTCGGTGAGTTAAATGAATTAATATCCTTTGAAGAAATCGTTACTCTTTATTCTAAGTATACAAAAGTTCAAAATTTAAAATTGTTCTCTAACAGATTACTCATTTCTAATTTGACAGAAAAAATAGACGAGGATTTGAGTGATTGGGCAAAAACAATTAATCATTCTGTTCAGCAGACATTTTTAGATTCTGTTGGGCTTATGGGATTATCAACATTAAATGCTAATCCTGCATATAAATTTGGAGAATATCAAGATCCTTCTAACGTGTTTTATTTTAGTGGTTATATGTTTAACGATACTTATCGTTTTGGTATACAAGTAAAATGGAACGACAGTGGAAAATGGAGTCAACCATATTGGGTAGATGATATCAGAATAGATAATCTGTCTTATAACATAAAAAATGATACTACAAACAGAAGAACTAGCAATACCGTTTTAACAAATTTGACAAAGGGTGAGAATGCTTTAACTACGGACCCAGATTGGACAACCGAAACTACTGTTTATTACATTAATTTTGAAGATATAAATTTATCTTATACTTTATCTGACGGAAGAAAATTAAAAGAGTCTGTATCTGCAATTAGATTTGTGAGATCAGAGAGAATACCAGAAGTAATTGCTGCTGGTTTATTTGTATTATCTGAACCTAACTTTAGTCCTGGTTTTGTATTGGATGATGTACAGCCTTTTTTACCTATTGGCAGTTATTCTGAAATTTTTTCAAGCGGATACCCAAGTGCCACAACAACAGATGGAGATTATGTAACTTATTTTATTTCCCCTGATTACTATTATGGTCAAACAAACTATGAGTATCAAAGCGGTGACAAATTAAAGATGTTAGGTACTCCATTGATGCTTTCTGGAGACAAAGGAATAGATAGGATAGACGCTAAACATAATTTAGCTTCTCCTTTTTCGCATCAGTATCAAGACTATACTGGTTTTGTCAATGATAGAGATTATTTTGATATTGCCGTTAGTAATGGCATAACGCTAATTGGAGACACTCCTATACTTATTGACGGAACTATTCCTGTAAATAAAAAACTAAGAAAGGTAGGGGGTACAACAACCGATACTCAAAGAACATCTACTTTTTCGCACGCCTTTAAGATTGCTAGTCCTACTGGTACAAATAATTTCAGAAAGAAATTTGATAATGGATTAGCTATGGGTCAAGTATTTAGAGACAAGGGAGCTAACTTAAAGTATCCAACAAACAAAGAACAAAGTCTTTATTATGGTACTGGTCATTTGAGAAAGATAAGTATTTTTGATGCTGACTTTATTGATGAGTCTGTTTTCGGAGGAGATGTTTTCACACAGAAAACACATCTTAAATTATTTATCCCCGATAAATCAGAAGGGGGTCCTGGTTACGGGGTTGGTTTTTATTCTCAGAACGTAGTCAATACTCAACTTGCTACCGTACTAGAACATACTTTAGCAGACGGAGGACCTGGTTATAAATTTCCTCAGTATTTATATAAGAAAAATGTACTCGGAACTTTTAGTGCTGCTGGTTTAGACACTTGGGGTAGCGGACTAATAAGTTATCTTAACGATTCTATTTTCAATAGTAATCAAGATCGCTACAATAAAGGATACAATATCAAAAATGATGTTATATCAGAAGCAGGTTTTGATTCGAATAATGACTATGACGGAAGAAAATCATCTTCTTTGGCTTGGTCTCAGATAAAAGTTATCGGAAGTAGTGTAGATGGCCATAGACTATTTATGCCTAATGATATATTGGACTTGGATATGACCTACGGAGAGATTGCAAATCACGAAGTTATAAACAATGCTATTTATACATGGCAAGAAAAAAGTTTCCAAAGACAATATTTTAACGAAGGTACTTTAGTTAATCCTCAAAGTGGAGCAGATATTGTTTTAGGTACGGGTTCTTTTGCTGGCCCTAGAGGAGCAGAAATATCTTCTATAGGAACAAATAAAAAATGGTCTATTGTAAAAGGTAAAACACCGGGAGGAAAAGATTCTGTTTATTGGTACAACGATAAACTTAAAAAGTTTATGAGATTTGGACAAGACGGAATCAAAGTTATTTCGGAAGGAAAAATATCTTCTGTTTTGCAAAACAACTTTAATTTCTTGGGTAGTTACGAGCAGCCGATAAGCAATTATGGAATTAATGGTGTGTGGAATGACAAATACTCAGAAGCAATTTTTACTTTTAAAGCTATTGATCCTAATATTATTGATTATCCCAACGGAGGTACATATACAACAGGCTCTTTGGTTATAAATACAACTGGTCCATTATTAACTTCTGGGCTTAGTTATATTTATCAAGCGAAAAGTAATTTTACTGTTAGCAGTGATGACCAAGAGCCAGGAGTTGGTTCTTCTTGGACAACATATTGGAATCAGTTAACTCCTACATCCAATCCAGAATATTATACAATTTATACAATTGTTTATGATGAACTCAGTAATGGTTTTATTACATATGCTTCTTTTTGGCCTAGTGTTTACGTACAAAATAAAAATACATTTTATAGCGTAAATCCTCTTCAGAAAAACAAATTGTATTTGCATGATGTAGGAAACTACGGAAGTTTTTATGGTGTTTCTTATGATGGTCATATAACAGCAGTTATGAATTATGAACCTAACGTTTCTAAGAATTATGATGCATTACAAGTTAATTCTCATATTGCACCATCTTCTGTTAATTTTTATACCAAGAATCATACGTCCACAACTAGTGATTTTGTAGGCAGAGAAAATTTCTTTTATGGGCAAGTAAAGAACGATTCTACTGGTACTGGCGTATCTACAGGAAACACATCTAGACTTTGGGGGCCATATTTAAAAGCAAAAATTAATTTTCAATCTAATAATTATCAAAAACTATTTAATTTTATAGTTAAATTTAGACCGATGGCTAGATTGTATAATACATAAAAATCATTTACCTTTGTAAAGATGACCTATTTATTAGATTTCAAAGAACAGTTCGCTATTGCTCCATTGGCGATTGCTGCTATAGCACAAGGTGCTTATGGATTATATAGAGGATTGAAAGCAGATTCTGCACTTGCAGACCTAGAAAAGAGAAGACAAGCTCGTTTTATGGATGCTGCTGCTCCTATACAAGAAAATAAGCAATACGGGCAATTAGGCTACAAGTTCGGTTTAACACCTGGCAGCAAGGCCTTAGCTGAAAATCAATTTGCTTCACAGCAAAGAGGTCTTTTATCTTCTCCAGTTGGGGCTCAGATGAGACAAAATATAGGAAGAGTTGCTGGAGCATCAACTGCCGATTTCGGATTAAGAATGGCAGGAATGAATGAACAAGCATCTCAACGAGGATTAAATACTATAATGGGAGCTAATCAGCAACTGAGTGGTTTACAAAGAGCAGATGTATCTCAAGATATTTCTGATTTGCAAGCACAACAGAAAGGTTATGGCTTGGCTTCCCAACAAGGTAAAATGGATGTCTTAGGTGCTATCGGAGGATGGGCTATGGGCAATTTAGGAAAAAATATTTCTCTGTTTAGAGGTAATGGAGGAGCAGCTGCTGCTACAAGTGCTGCTAAGGCTGCTGATTTAGGCGGAGCACCGTTGGGTACAATTACTACTGACAATGCTTCTTTTGCGCCTGGTACTAATATTAGTACTCCAACTAGTCCTTATTCTTTTGGTAATACTGCCTTGTCTCCAGAAGCAATGTCAACTTTGGATAATGCTACACAAAATGCTTATAGAAAACCATTGACAACTACAGACGTAGGACAAATAACAGCACCTGCCAATTTAGCAGATAAAATTACAATACCTACCGTATCAAGAGAAAATAGAGTTGCTCCAGGAGCAGTGGGTCCAGATAGTGCCGATGTGGCTAAAGTGATGGGAGAAGTTGATATGAATCAGTTTAATCCACCAGAGCAAGTTGCTCAAGTCCCCCCAACTCAAAATTACCTCGGTGATTTGATGGGAAGTGAATATACTGCAAAAGCAGGTCTTGGTTTACCAGCAACAGCATTGCCTCCGAACCCATATCAAAATCTTGCTGCTCCATCTAATATGGTAGCACAAGGAACAGATATAGCAAAGATGAATCCTCAAGAATATCAACAACCACAACAAGAAAATTATACTAGTGTATTTTCTGTTTTAGAAAATGCCGGTAAAAGCGCAATATCAAGAGGTTTTATGCAGCCTAATCAGCAACAAGTACAAACTCCGCCTTCATCTACTGAAGACTACAGAAATATGCTTATGCAAGAATCATCTATGATGGGAACTCCTGGCTATCAATTTTTCAATAGCCGACCTTCTGGACAAGGACCTGTTCAAGCTAATATGTTTGCTCCTCAACAGCCAACATTAAATATGCCTTATGGACAATATCCTAATATGTTTGCGTCACCACAATCGATGTTCTCACCAGTTGGGCCTCAGAGTTTTATGAGTGCGCCACAAGGCTACGATCCACAAGGAGGTATGACACCAATGAATACTGTTCCTTACAATAGAGCCAATACGTTCTTAGGATCAAGAACACCAGGTTTTATGGGACAATACCAAGCAGTTATGACTGATCAAGGAATTCAATATATACGAAAATAATTATGCCATCAATAGGAGAAGCAATATCGTTACAAGGACGAAGCGGAATCGCTGAACAAGTAGGAAAATTACAATATCAAAGAGGACTTGCTGCGGACAGAGCAGCAGCGTCTGCAACAGCAAAGGCTTCTAAAGACATAACTTTACCTACGGGTAAATATAATCGTTTAGTTGCACCTATGGTGATAAAAGCATACGATGAGGCTCAGTCTAAATTGTCTAGCTTAGATAGAAGTCAGCCATCGTGGCAAAATGAAATCCCTGGTATTGCTTCTGATTTTAAAAGAAAAATGATTGATTTAGAGTCTAAGAATTTGACTGCAAATGCTATAGACAATCAGACACAATCGATAGACAAGAACAACGTATTCTTTACTAATAATTTACGTAAAGGTCTTGAAATATGGAACTCTTCTAAAGATTTAGATGAAGTAGAACAGAGAAGAGGTAAGTTGGGTTTAACTGACGATCCGTATGTTAAATTTCACGGAGACGGAACTTTTGACTTTACTGGGAATAAGAAAATTGATGTCGAGAAGGACTTAGAGTCTGAGGCACAAAAATTAACAACATTGATTTCTGCGGAATTCAATAGTCCTACTGCTTTAGGTAATGTAAAAACAACTACAGCAAAACAAAGACCTTGGGATATAGCAGCATCTGAAAGAGCATTTGGAAAAAATCCTAGTTTGTATCCAGAAGGCAGACCTGCATCTTTAGAAGATTTAACCATGGCTTATATGAAAAATAATCCAGAAGGAACTTTTCAGTTTGCAGAGCGCAACAATATTTCAATGACTGTAGATCCTGCTACTGGAATGTTGAATCAGGAAAGCGGTAAGAAGATTAAAGATGCAATGATGACTTATCTTGTTGAATTTAAAAATCCTACTGTAAGTAGTAAAATCGAAAGAGCCCCAAGTACATTTAATATTTCTATGGGAGGCGATACCGAAAGAGATATTTTTGAGTCTACTAAACAGAAGACTGTAATTGCTCCGTCTGCTACAAATCCTAATATTAAATATACTTCAATGGATAATATGGGTTTCAATGTAGAAAACTTTACTGTGCCTGCTCAACAAAATTTATTTGATGCCGAAGGAAGAAAAGTATCTACGGGAGTTAAAAACGACAATCAAGTAGCTGAAATCCGTGTATTACCTTATAGTAAAAGTGCTAATGGTGAATTGATTATGGTAAATGAAAACAATAAGAAGACAGCAAGTGGAAAAAATACCATACATGGATTTATGCCTTTTGTTATGTTTGGACAACCGGGTCAGCAATATTTCCTACCTTTGGAGAACTTTGCGTATGACGGTTTTATAAAAGACAAAACAAAAACTAAAAATATCAAACAGACCGTTTCTGAAATGAAAAGAAGAACAGATAAAGCAAATGCTGCAATTCAATCGGTAATAGGAAGTGGTAAATCAGCAGATGAAATATCTAATCTTTTCGAACAAGAATATAAAAAATAATGGCAGAAAATATAGAACAACTCTACGATAATCTTAAAGGTAATTTTCTTTTTGATTTTGAGAACCAAGATGAATTTAAAAATTTTCTTGAGACAAACCCAGAAGCCGACAAAACAATGTCAGAAATGTTTGGTGTCGAAAATGCTTCGTCACTCTTAAAAAAAAAAGAAGACGTTTCTATATCGAGTTCGCCATCGGTTGGCGTTGAGACTCAAAAAGTGGTGGCAAACCCCACAATGGGAATGGAGAAAGAGGCTAGAGTTGTAAATCAACCGCCTGTAAAACCAATACGTCAGCCATCCGCTTACAATAAAAATATTGAGTCTAGGGACTTTCAAGCACACCAGGAATTGACTCGTTCTTTACTGAAGTCTGCACAAAAGAATGACTCAGCAGGGATAAGTAATGCTCAATTACAACTTGAGCGATTGCGTGCTAGCAATCCAAATATTGCTTCTGATCCATTACTTAATGAGGATTTAAAGATTGCAAATAAGTTTATTAAGGCAGCTCCTACTCAAACTGCGCAGCAGAAATTTAATTTTCAAAAGCAAGTAATAGAAGGACCTAAACCAAGCAAGTCAGAAAGAGTAAAGGCTTTTGATGAGTTTGCGTATAATAGTAAGTTACCAGAAAGAACTGCTATGGAAGTGCAAGCAGACGAACAAAAACTTGATTTACAATTACAAAAAGATGCAGATCAAGTATTAAAATTTGGTAATTGGAATGATAAAAATGTTACAGAAGCAAACGATGAAGGTTTCCTATTTAAAAATGATAATGGTATAGTAGAAATAAATCCATTGTATACAGGTAAGAAGATAGAAAGTTATGTTAATAGCGCATTAGATATCCCTAAAGAACTAAAAGGTGTAGTTACACAAAGATTGACTCGTTTGGTTGAAAGCAAACTGGAAGAAAAGTTCCTTATGGAAGGAGCAAAGAAAAAACTAGAAGAAAAATTATCTAAAGAAGGTAGAACGCTAGAAGATATTCAAAGAGCCCCGGTATTGGCAATTTCTGCTGTAGAATCCGTTGTTAATAACTCAAAGAAAACAGTTTCTGATTTTGACAAAACAAATATTAATTATATTGAAGGAGAACTCAACAAAATAAAAGAACAAAACAATGCTGTTATTGATCCCCTATTAAAAAATATACAAAATAGAATAAACAATAAATTATACGGCAGCAAAGAAGAATATGAGGCAGAATATGCTCAATATGTAAATGCTGTTTCAGAAGCAAATAAAAAAACAGAATCCGCAAAGGCTAATCTATTTGAAGGATATAAACAAAAGAGACAACAATTAGTCGAAAATGTTCAGAAACAAAGAGAGGCCGATCTCGAAAAAATAAATAAGCAGTATGGGATAGAGATGGAAAACGGACAACTCAAATTAAAAGACTACAATAAAATATTTGAGGAGTCAATGAACGAATTCCAAAGCGAAAGGGAAAATGAAAGAGAAGAAGAACAAATTTGGTCTAAGGCATTAAAAAGATATCCTTTAGGTGCGTTTCAAAAAATGGGCGGAACTTTATTGGATAGAATTCAAGCTAAATCAGCAAGAACTTTTAGTAATGCTATTGAGGCATTAAATGCTAGTATAGGAACAGAAAATAATCCTTTAACGGGAGCATTGAAATATTTAGACTATGTTGAAGCCAAAAGTAAACCTGTTGATATAAGTTTTTCAGACGCTTTAAAGAAAGGAAATTTTTTAGACATTGTACAGTCTGTTATAACAGGAATTATTGATCAGGTTCCAAATGTTTCTGTGGGTATTTCAACTGCTATTCTAACAAAAAATCCTTGGGTGGCAGGTAGTGTAGGTTGGAGTCAAGATACTGTTGACCAAATAGGAGAAGCATACAAACAAAAATTCAAAGAAACAGGTTCTGTCGATGAGGCACGTGATGCAGCAGGAGAAACATTAAAGGTTCAAACAGCAATGTTTCCTTTATATGCGATACAATTTGCTCCTTTTTCGAAAGGTTTCTTATCTACCGCTAAAGGCTTTACAACAAAAGCAATTGCTACCGATGTTGCAGAATTAGGAGCTACAGAACTTCTTCCTGAGATAACTACGGAAATTATTCAAAACTTCAAATCTGACCAATTAGCAGGAAAACTCTATAATAAAGAGACTGGTAAAAATATGGGAATAGGTGAGTATTCCGCTTTAAACGGAGGAAAAATTTCTCTTGATGTATTACCAACTGTTTTGGCAATGAGTGGCTCAGCGGTTATCTCAGAGCGTCTAGGTGAGGTTTCAACAGCCAAGGCGATAGACAAATTAAAAAGTTCATTGGGACAAAGAGGATTAAGTCAAAGTATGGCAGACGCTATTGATGTATTAGGAGAAAATTCGGTAGGTATTATTCCTGAATATTTATATCGTACTGGTAATATTGATGTGCAAGAATTTGTTGCAATGAAAAAGAATATGGACGAGTTAATTAAAACTTATCCATCGGTAAGAAATATAATTGGTAATGAAGATAAGAGTCGTTATTACTTAGATTTAATGCTTCAGAAAAAAGATATGGAGACCGCAATGGCTGATCCTAAAAACGAAGCGGTTAAAGAATTATATCAAAAAAGAATCGATGAATTAAGTAAAACCATGGATAATATAGTTAACAATAAAAATGTAGAAGATTATACAGTATTTACAGCAAAAGATGGTTTTAAGTATGTAACTGATAACCAAAGAGCAAATGCTATTTTAACAGACAAAAATACTATTGAAAGTATTAATTCTGGAGACCTTAAAGTTGAAAGTAATGATAGTAAGATAACAGAAAAAGTAAAACAGATAGAGGCTACTCCTAAAGTAGAACAAGCAAAAGGGCCTCAGACCGTTACGGGAACTCAGTCAGCAACAAATTTAAATGGTGCTACTATTGACAATAAACAACAAGTAGAAAAAGTAAAACAAGAAACACAAAGAAACGAGACCGAGTTTAATAATTTAACAAATGAAATTGAAGTTGCTCAAGGTGTAATAGATAGTAGATTTGCAGATGGAAACGTTAAAATTGTTTTACATTCTCCAGCATCTTACAATCAAAAAATGTCTGAGGTAAACGGAAAACAGAACAGTAAGGGTAACTTTAGTTTTGTTAAAAATGATGATGGAACATACGGTGTTGAAATACAATTGAATGCTGCCACTGCCGATGCGGTTACTGTTGCTCACGAGGTATCTCATGCTGTTATGCTTGCAGATTTCGGAACAGATATTACCAAGTTTGTAGACATGAAAAACAGACTAGCTAATATAGTTTCGGACTCAGATAACAAAACACTAAACGATTTCGTACAAGAATATAAAAATTCAGAGAAAGCAGAAGAATACTTAGCACAATTATCAGGTATAATGAGAACTGAAGGTACTAGATTAAATCCTACTACTCTCTCTAAAATTGCGCAATTAATTAATGATATAGTAGGTAAATTAACAAACGGAAGAATTGTTCCGTTCAAAGATATAAACGATACGCAGCAAGTTATTAACTATTTTAATAATTTGGCTGATTCTTATAACTCTAATAGACAACAAAATGCCATTCAAGAGCAAACAACAAGTCAAGTACCTGTACAGCCAGAAGCCACAGGTAGCCAAGAAATGGAGGAAGGAAAACCCCAAACAGAACCTCAAGTCACTACCCAAAAAGAAAAAGAAGTAAAAAGTAAAGCCAGAATAACTTTAGAAGACGTTAAAGTTACTAAAGGTAAATATCCAAACCCTTCTTTTTCAGATATGATTGATTTCAATGTAGAAGGTGGGTATCTTGAAATAGGTCAAGTAAAAGGATCGACACGATATGGCATAATAACTTTAATGGTAGATGAGGAGCAAAGAAGCAAAGGAATAGCAACTGCACTTTTAAAGAGAGCATTGAACGAAACTAAAGGTGAGTTGTCGGGCATGGCGAGTAATGATGTAGCAGTTGCTTTGAATTACAAGTTGGGTATGAGGGCCGTTGAAGATGGGAAAGAATTATCTTTAGAAGAAACGAAAAAACAAAGAGCAGATAATAGTTGGGAAAGTATAAGGATGATTCTACCGGAAGGCAAACGAGGTGATAATTATGAACCATTTGTAGAACCTCAAGTCGTTACCGAAGAAAACCAAAGCGAAGAAGTAATTGCTCAATCGTTAGACAACCCAATAAGAACTGAAAATGTTGAGGGTAGACAAATAGAACCTGGTTATGAGGTATTTAATGAAGAGAAGACAATAGATGTTCAGAGTAGTAAAACAAACAGAGGACCTAATCTTTCTAGCAAATCTCAAATCAAAAGAGACTTCAAATTAGAAGATACAGATTTTGTTAATCCAGAAGAAATTGATGGAAAGACAATGATGGGATTCTTAGGTGATTTACAATTGGCTGGTACCGTTACATCTCCTACTGGAGTAGAGTTGAACGGAAGAGGCGGACCTGGTTTTACAAAGTGGGCAAATAGAAATATTGAAATTGACCCTGCTACGGGTTTATATAAAGGTACAGCCGCTCTTTGGGCATCTACTTTTGAAGACTCTACAACAAAATTAGCGAACAAGATGCGAAAAGTGGACGGTTCGTTAATTGGGGCTCAACAAAAAACAGGAGTTTTGGGTAACGTTAAAATGTTAAATTATTTTACCGATGAGTTGTCAAATGCTATTAAGAGTGGAGTTTCGGAAAAAGAAATAATTGATATTTTAAATAGGCCTTTAGATAGTTCTATGACTAAAGTTCCACTTAGAGATTATTTAAAACTCGAAGGGAATTTTGAATCACTAGAAGAAATGAATGCTTATCTTAATCCTTTTGTTTCTACAGAAGAATTTAAGAATCGTTTCGGTAAAAATAAAAATGTAGATAAGGTAAGTTATGAATTTAGAGCGAATTACTTCGGTAAAATTTTTAATATAACTAATCATGAAAAATTTAATTTACCTAGTTTAGCGACAGGAAAAGGATATACTTATGATAAGACCGTTTTGGATTATGCAAATGATTCTTTGTTTGAAAATGCTGGTTATGGAGATTTTGTTGGTTATTTGACTTATGACCCATCAACAATAAAAATAGAAAAGGTCAGTGAAGATAGCGAATTTTATAATCCTTCTTATCCTTTTGTTATAACAGCAGAGAAAGTGGGAATGAAGTTCTTCAATAATTTCTTGGATGGTAGATCAATTTTCTATGATGTTAAACCAGTATCTGCTACAGCAAATCAAACACCTTTCGGTCTCAGAGAAAAAGACCAAGCAGCAAGAGCAATTATGGGCGCAATGCCTATTACTGATTTTGATGCTAAAAAGATTGCAGAAAGACAAAAGGAATTTCAAAGTAAATCACAAAAAGTCGCATCTAAAGAAATAAAAACTTTTGAGGATTTTCAAAAAGCAAATGAGCAGTTTGGTATTGAAGATGGAGCAGTTGCTTTCAAGAGCAAATCTCAAGCATCAGCAAAAGAAATTGCTAGTGTATCTGACAACTTAAACAAATCACTTTCAGATAACGAATTAGAAAATCTTAAAAAACTAATAAATGGCGAAATAAAAGCCCCTACAAAAACAAAAAAGGCATATAAGTTATTTAAAGTTAAAAAAGAATTCCCAGGGGAGTTATTTCCTTTATTTGTAAATGCAAATGAATCAGTAAGTACTGGACAATGGAGTGAAGCTAAAGCAGGAGAATTGACACAAACCAAAGAAGGAAAAACTATGGTTAAGTCTAAGATTGGTCCTTTGGCTTATAGACCGGGTTGGCATTCAGGCGAATTGGCTGTTGCTACTCATATTGGAGCAAAAATAAATCCAAATGATAAAGCACCTGCACTAAGAGCAGCTGACCAAGTATGGGCAGAGGTAGAAGTTGCTGACGATGTTAATTGGCAAACAATTGCAAATGAAAGAGCAGACATAGGTAAAAACGGCAAACCAATTGCTAAAACTGCACACATAACAGATCAAATACCTTTTGGTGGTTCTTATAGTTATAAGACAAATTCTAACATGACTGGAAGTTGGGTTATATCTGGCGAAATAAAAGTCAATAGAGTTTTAACTGAACAAGAAGTAGCACAGATTAACAAAGAAGGAAACGCTAAAGATTTACCTAGGACTAAGCCTTTTGAATATGAAACCTATGGTTTTAATCAAGATGGTTCTGTTAAAAATCCAAAGCAAGTTGTTTCTAATCAAGTTGCTAGAGCATATGTTAATGCGAAAGAAACAAATACTAATCCCGAACTTGTTAATAGTGTAGAATCTGCCTTGGGCATTGAGCCAGCAAATGGGCCTCAGTTCCAAAGTAAGTCACAACTTAATCCTGACAATATCGGAACACAATACCAAGCAGATATTGCCGCTAATAAGACAAAGAACGAGGCTTTAAGCAATCTATTCAAAGCAGGTTATACATATGATGATATCGCTAGAAAACTAGGAGAGGTTACATTTTCTCAGCAAGACTGGAACAATATGGTTTCTGAAGATGCAAAAGAGGTAGCAAAGAAGATTTCTGATGCAAAAATACAATCTCAAGAAAATATAAGAAATTTTATCACCGAACCCAATAACGCAATTCTTCCTTTAGAAATCCTAAGAGAAAAATTATTAGGGGAGGGCTACTCTAATCCTCAAATTCTAAAAGCATTTGAAGACTTAGATATAGCAGAACAAGGCGAAATAGATGAATTATTCGGTAAGGATTACAGAGAAACAATTAAGAATGCTTTAAATACAGAAGAGTATTCCGAATATTTCACCTCTTTAACTAGTGACGAAAGAAGTGCTAAGGCCGTAAAAAGAGAATCTGATTTGCGTACAGAAGCAGAAATGTCTGGTATTAATTTACTTGATGGTATTGTTTATGTTGAAAACGTTGCAAACGAATTAGAGGCTGGAGGTTTATTAGCAACTGCTCAAATGCTTAGAGATAAAATTGCAAACAAAGAGGTCAATGAGGACGTAAGTAGTGCAATTAAAACATTGGCTAAAATTCAAAGTATTGCAGGTAGATTGTTATATATTAACAGAGGCTTATTCACAAGTCCAGATAAACTTAGCAATATGCTTTCTGAAAGTATTATCAAAGGAGGTGTTGCACTAAGTCCTTTTCAAAAAGAAAAAGTTAAAGTTTTAATTGATAATTTTAACACAGCTAAACAAAATACCGAAAAGTCTTTACAGACCTTTGAGGAAACTTTTACTGATGTTGATTTTAATCAGTATGAAAAAGATAAGAAGAATTTTGAAAATGCTTCCAAGGAGTTAATTAAATTTTTAGACGCATTGAAACCTAAGTTTTGGAACGACAGAGTTACTTCTGCCGGAAGTCGTGCTTTATTAGGATTTCAAACTGTATTCTTGTCTTTATACGCTAACGTTGAACAAGCTATTCTTAGTGATAACGTTTTCTTTAAGGGTATGCAATCTTTAGGGGATATGAAAGGTATCAAAACAAATACCGTAAATCCTCAATTACTTTTAAATTCTTATAGATTTTCTTGGGATAAGAGTAAACAAGAAATATGGGAAATGTTTAAATATGGAAACCAAGCAAATAGCGATTTTATAGAAAAGTATATGGACTCAATGGCTAATATTAATTTCTTCGATGATGTTAAATTATCTAAAGATTTTGTATTTAATCTTTTGGGTAAAATAGGAGGAAAGAAAATCACCGAGATGACTGATGAAGAGTTTGCAGATGCTTTTGATCAGGCTTTATATAAAACAAAAGACGGTAAATTAAAACTAGTCGATGGTAAAACATATACAGCAGCAAGGTCTATGTTTTGGGGAATTTTCGGTTCAATTCCAGAATTTACCGGTAGAGCAATGGCGTTTGGAGGTGATAAATTATTAGCAAATGCTACTACTTATCGTGCAATGCTAGATTATTTTACAACTCAAGATTTATCGAAAGGTTACTTTGGTGATTTCGTAAGTGATGGGTCTCAGGTAGATGAAAAAACATTACAAAAACTAATTGTTCTAATAGAAAGTACATTAGGAAACGAAAACTTTTTTGAAAAAGAAGGTCTCAAAAGAGTATTCTTAGCTGATAATCTTGCATCTCAAGGTTTAGGTTCTGCAAGAGGATATCTCAGAAAAAAAATAAAACAAAAAGCTAGAGAAATAAGAGAAGGAGAAGGATCGCAGATTAATAAAGTAATGGCTAAGCAAGCAATACAGTTAGCAGATACAACAGTTTGGACAGTTGCTCCGTTTGCTAGAGTTCCTTGGAACGTGGTTATGGCTGCAAACCAAAAAGTAAATCCTTTAGCTGCTAGTTACTTTTATTATAACAGCGCAAGAAATTACAATACGGCAAAAGAAAAGTTTGATTCTAAATATGGAGAGGTAGTTCAATTTAAAAACAAGGATGAGAAGATGCAATATGAAAAGGATAGAATTCAACTTTTCGGACTAAAGCGTCAAATGACTTATGATCAAGCGTGTATTTCAGAAAGTGCTTTTGTTTTTGCTTTGGCAGCAACTGCATATGCAGCAGGTGCGCTCATCCCAGCATTGTTGCCTGGCGATGATGAAGAAATAGCACTGGCTAGTATAGGTTTCAAATCTGGTTCTTATAATAGAACAATACATTGGGAATACATGAAGGCTTTGTATAACGGTAAAGAAAAAGAGTTTTTCATCAAAAGAGGTACTTGGATACCCGGAGATAATGTAGAACAATTTTCAAATATGGGCTTGATCGGATATGGTTTTGGTAGTTATGCGAGTGGAGCAAGAAAATATGAAAAGATAACGGTTGAAAACAGAAATAAACTTACTCCTGATTTAATAAAAAGTAATTTATTTGCTTTGGTAACAGGACAATTTTTATACGCAGGTGTTCAACAATTACCAATGTTGCAAGGCATAGCTCGTGTTGGACAATTATTTTCTGAGGGAGACGAAGCAAGTGTTAATCAATTTCTTGCATCTACATCAGCAACGGCTTTATCTTTTACATCTCCAGGATTGTTTTCGGTTATCAGTAAAGCAAACGCAGAAACTGTACAATCTTTAAATCAAGTAAATTTAAGAACAGAAGATTTAAACATTTTAGGTGATGTATTCGGAGAAGTCGGAGTAAGAATGATTCAAAAGCTAAACAGAAACGTTAGTTTTATTGCCAAAAATCAATTCTATAAAGCAAAAATAGGACCTTATGGAGAGGACTTGCAGTTTAGAACTACAAATGCTGAGCCAGGAACTTTGGGTGCTTATGTAGAAACAATATTTAATCCTTTTGCTAGTAGAAGAATTGGTTTGCAAGATAGTAAACGTGAAACACAAAGATATAGATTTGCGGTGGGGATAAGTGCTAATATGTATCAATTGTCTCAAGCGTATAGAGAATTAACTGGTGGTACAATAGCACAAAAACCTAACATGACTATAGAAGGAGATTTGGTGAGTGTATTAACTAAAGAAATACCTAACGAGTTTACGTTAGAATCAAATGGTATATTCTTGAAATATAATCTCCCTAATGATATGTATAGAAATGAATTGAAAAAACGAGGAGATATTCTTTATAATCTTCATCAAGACGTATATCAAAAAAGTATAGATAATATTAATTATTTACAGAAATTCTATAAAGGAGAACAAAATAAAAAACAGGCTATGGGTAACATAGAACAATTATTTGCTTATTATAAAAATACATCAGACCAAGCGGATGGCTCTTGGTTGATTGATTATAAACAAAGCAGAGAAAAGGCTAATCTTTTAGAAATGAAAAGAAGAGGTGTGCTTGATGAAACTCAGTTCGATAAGCTCAGACAAATTTATGGTAATTTTTAAAGGAAATTTTGTATCTTTGAATTATGGCACTTGATATTAAAATTGGGATTCAGAACGAAAAGGCCAAGATGGTTATTTACGATCTTACTGGTGAATACAACGCTGTTACAAATCCTACAGGTTGGATAACTGCTACCGCTAAGTCGGTGAGCAGTGCTAGTACAGTAGCAGATACCATGACTGTTCCTTCTCATGGATTCTATACGGGCCAACAAGTAACGTATACTTTTGGTGGTACTGGGGCGTTTGCAGCAAGCAGCGGAGACGAAGTTTATGTGACTGTAATAGATCCGAATACGATTAAATTATCTTATAGCGCAACACTCTTACCTTTTGTGGATATTAATAACGCTACTTTAGTAAGTAATACATTTACTCCTTACAATGATGTAAGAGCGAGAATTAGTGCTATTTCTTTATCTATAACACAGCCCGGAACAACAACACCGCTTTCGGCAATTAATTTATATACTACTACTTTCTGGACAAGTATAGACTACGCTTATAATTTAACTAGTAGTGTTACTTTAACAGATGGAATATGGAAATTTGTTGTTACATTTACAAATGATGGTTCACCAGTAATAGAAACTGTTTATGCTCTGAGAACCAACGATTTGACTTGTACATTAAGTCAACTGGCATTAGGAAATATGACTTCTAATGATTATGCAGAAATTAAATTGATGTATGATAAAATGGTAAATGCCTTTGAATGTGGCGAATATGATTTAGCACAAGAAATCTATGATGACATTCAAGATGCTTTAACCGAGTGTTATCCATCAATTAAACCTTGTGGTTGTTAATGCAGTACCATACTCTATATTCATTTTTAAAGACTTTTTTAGCTCTTAGAAAGGTAATCATTTCTCTTGAGACAGAAAGAATTTCTGCTCAGAAGTATGATAAGCCTTGTTGCAATATAGAATCTCAAGAAAAAGAGGCTTTGTTTTTGCTTTTTTCTCTTGAAAACATGAACTGCTTTGATGATTTAGATAAGGTTATTAAAAAGGCAAATAGACTTGCTAAGAATTGTGGTAACTGTTCGGTCTCAGATGATGAGGCATACACATTCTCATATACAACGAGAGGAAGAGAATTGGCTTTACGTTATAACAACGGAGGATTTTTATTAACAGATGGAGATGCGTTCTATTTACAGCAGAATGGATTTAGAATTCTCCTCTAATTTTATTATATTTGTATTATGCAAGACAAGAAAATAAGCCAATTAGATCCGATAGTAGTTGTTAGTGCTTCGGATTATATTCCTATTGTGGATGTATCTGATGGGGCGGCTGGCACAACAAAAAAAATTACTATAGATCAGATTGGTTCTAGTTTAACTAGTATCAATGCAGATTTGATTGATACGGGTACATTAGACAATGCACGTTTGACTAGTAGTGTTACTTTAGAAGGAAATACTTTTAACTCTGCCAGTAAGTTGGTGAAGTTAGACGCAAGTACTAAATTACCTGCTGTAGATGCTTCTTTGTTAACTACCTTGAACGCTTCGAGTATTTCGAGTGGTACTGTTGCAGATGCTCGTTTGAGCGGAAACGTTACTGTACAAGGAAATACTTTTAACGGAGCAACCCAATTAATTCAGACAGATTCTAGTTCTAGAATTCCTGCCTTAAGCGGCACACTAATAACTAACTTAAATGGAACAGCAGTTACTAGTGGTACTGTTGCAGATGCTAGACTATCATCAAACGTAACATTAAAGGCAAACGTATTCAATGGTGTTTCTCAGTTAATGGAGACAACTGCTGCCGGTAAGATTCCTGCATTGGATGGTTCTTTAATAACTAATCTGAATGGTACAGCAATCACTACTGGTACTGTTGCAGATGCTCGTTTAACTTCTGCTGTTACTTTAATGGGTAATACTTTTAACGGAGCAGATGATTTAGTTCAATTAAACAGCAGTGGTCATTTACCTACGTTAAACGGAAGTAACTTGACAAACTTAGCCGCTAATAATATTACAACTGGTACTATTGCAGATGCTCGTTTATCTTCAAACGTTCTCAGAAATAACACTGCTTTAAATGGCGGTGGTCAGACCTTTGTAAATTATCGTCATCTGACAATGGTTGTATCTAACACAACGTTCAATGTCGATAATACAATGGGAGCACTAACCTTAGTTTGTACAAACACAATTCCAGTTAGAATTAATTTTGCAGACGGACTTCCAGAGGGATTCTGGGTGAGAATTGTTACGATGGGAACAGACTACGTTGAATTGGGTACGCCTGGTTCACATACTGCTGTATTCAAGGGAGGAACAATTACTTCAATTGCCCCTAAAGCATTGGTTAATCAGAAGGGATTACAAGTATTTGTTACATCTGTAGCAACTAGCGTTGCTAATACTTATGTGGCTACTGGTGACATCTCATAATGAAAGAAATAAATGAAGAAAGTAAACTGATAATTACTCCTAAAACACTAGGGATAATTATTGGTATAATAGCGGCTGCGATTGGTGCTTTTTATGCTTACGATGCGAGTATCGACTCTAAAATAGACGAGAAACTACAGAGCATGAAAGTGGGAAAAGGCTTTTATCAAGTTGATCCTGGAGACCCTGCCGCAAAAGAAACTTGGCCTGCGTCAAGACCAGAGAGCGATATGAAATTACAACTCTATGGTGAATACATTGAAGATTTAAAAAGGCGTGTAGAGCGTATAGAACAAAAATGAAGCACTTAACTATTTTATTTTTGGCTTTGGGTCTCAGTTTTACCCAACCAGCCCCTCAGATTATAACACCTAATAATCTACAGCAACTTGTATCTCACGGTAAGTGTGTATTACAAATAAATGCCGATTGGAATAAACTAAACGAATTCAAGTGGGTATTAAATCCACAAGCTAAATATTTTTATTTGGGGATGGATAAATATCCAGAGTTGAAAAATAAAATGAACATAAAAAGTTTACCTACAATTATTATTTACGAAAACGGAAAAGAAGTAAAGAGAATTGATGGTGGAGTATTGTTCAAAATTAATCAAACCCAAACGCAAATTTTAGCAAAGTAATGTCCTTAGAAGTCACAAAACAAGAGTTACTTAAACAAGCGATATATCTTAAAAAGCTATATGAGACAACTCGTGTTCAAGACTATAAGGACCAAGAGACCAGAATTCGCAGAATTGTAGTTGAATTAGAATCTTTAGTTATTGGTACGAGTAACGTAACAAATCTAGATAGTTTATCTGACGTAACAATAAGTGCACCTGCTAATGCTCAAGTTTTAGCTTACAACTCTACCACTTTACAATGGGAGAATCAAACCCCTGCTGCTGGTGGCGGTGGGGATATGCTCAAAAGCACGTATGATGTTGATAATGACGGAGTAGTAGATAGTGCTGAGACCACTCAAATTATAGTAAGAAACTCTACTGGCGCTACCTTGACCAAAGGACAAGTAGTCTATTTAAGTGGAGCAACAGGTAATAGACCTAATGCTCTCTTGTCTCAAGCACATACCGAGGCTACTTCCTCTAAAACCATAGGTATAGTTGTAGCGAATATTAATAATAATTCAGATGGTTATATTGCAGTAAATGGAACTCTTCATGACTTAAACACTTCGGCTTTTACGGCTGGAGATGCTGTTTGGTTATCTGCCGCTACAGCTGGAGGAATGACAAGCACAATTCCTGCTGAACCCAATCATGCAGTTTTTATCGGGTATATTGCTAGGGCTCACCCAACACAAGGTCGTTTGGTTATCGTTATTCAAAACGGCTATGAGTTAAACGAATTACACGGAGTTCTTGTAACTTCTGAGACTAACAATGATTTATTGGTTTATGAAAGTTCAACTTCTCTTTGGAAAAATAAACAGATATCTAGTGTTCTGTCTAATGGAATGCTCAAGGTGGCAGCTGCAATCTCAACTACATTTCAATCGGTTACAGATTATTTAGGGAATGCGAGTGTATTATTCTTAAATAGTCGTAGAATAGGAATCGGAAAAGATACAAGCGTTACAACTCAAAGCGTTGCAGTTGTAGAGGTTCAAGATACCAACACTTCGATAGTATTAAAACCAAACGGAACGGGGGGAATCATTGCAAGCGTGCCTGATGGAACGGCAACGGGGGGAAATGCGAGAGGGGCTTATAGTGTTGATTTGCAACAACAAAGAAGTCTTGCAGATAAAGTTGTTAGTGGTACAAATTCATTTGGTGTTGGACAAAGTAACAAAGTAACTGGTAATAATGCTGGGGCTATAGGATATTTGAATACAATAGCAGGTTCACGTTCTTTTGCTGCTGGAGAAAATAACTCAACAACTGCAAACGGTGGAATTTGTTTAGGTACTAATAACACTTCCGCTGAGGATGGTTTTTCTGCTGGGTATCAAAATAGCGCATCAGCAAGAGCATCAGTTGCTTTGGGTTTAACAAATACAGCTTCATCTGCTTTTAGCACCATCTCAGGCGGTCAATCCAACACAGCATCAACAAACACTCATGCTACTGTTGTGGGGGGTCAGAGTAATACGGCAAGCGGGCAATGGAGTGTAATTGGTGGTCAAGGTAATACTGTAAGTGGCAATAATGCTTCTACTGCTTTTGGACAACAAAACACTGTATCAGGTCAGCGTTCGAGTGCTTTTGGTTATCAAAACAATATTAGCAATGATATGTCTGGAGCAATTGGAAGGTATAATAAAGTTCAATCATATGCAAGCATTGGGATTGGGAATGGAGCATTTACATATTTACAAGGTCAATTTTCTCAATCAGGAGAAACAAATGGAGCAGATCAAGGCGAAAAACAAAGTTCTGTATTAGTTCCATTCAAATCAGCATCTCTTCTCACTTCAGCGATCACCGTTCTTTCACTCGATGGAACAGGAACAACCAACTTAATCATTCCAAACGGAAACAACCGAGCATGGAACGTCACCATTGACACTATCGCAGTAGTTACGGCAATAACTGGAACTGCAACGGGTGTAAGTGTAGGTGATACATACGAGGAAAAGGCAACGATGAGTTTTAAAAGAGTAGGTGGAACAAGTAGTTTGGTTGCCCTAGGATCTAGAGAGCAGATATATGATACATCTATGGCAACAGCAATTATGAATTTCAGTGCTGGGGCCTCACAACAATTACAAATACAATTTCAAGCACCAGCGTTTGCAGGAGGAGGATCTATTACTTGCAGAGTAGTAAGTAAAGTAAGTCTTGTAGAAGTTGCTTATTAATATACAAAATTATGGCACTACAAATAAATACAACAATTACAACCGATGAAGGCTTTGAAGTTTCAAACGCTTTTGGATATCTTAATATTTATATTTTAGCACCTCAATCAAATTGGGTGAATCTAAACTATTATAAATCTGAACAGGACTGGATTGACGGCAAAGCACCTTTGAATGTGTCAGCGTTACCTAACCAAGTGCAAACCGAGTTAACAACTCAGGAATTTTGGGGAAGTGTTACGATGATTATTCACGAAAAATGCAAGGCTAAAATCCAAGAAACCACGGGCGAAAATACTGTAACTATTTTAAAATAATATGCCACAGAAGGATACACTATACGGAGACTTATTTGTAGTAGGTAATTTTGAGGCCAATCTTATAAAAAAGACTGGAGGAACATCTTCTGAATTCCTTAAGGCTGATGGATCAGTAGACTCTACGGCTTATTTGACAACAACTCCGACCCTAGCACAAGTAACCACAGCAGGGAACACTACTACTAATGCGATTACTGTTGGTAAATTAAGTATTGTAAATACATCAACAACAGTTTCTCCATTAATTATTTCAGGCACAAATCCATCTGTTTCAGGTATTGGTACAGATTACTTTGTAATAAATGGAACAGGAAATGTCGGAGTAACATTAAAAACTGATACTGGAGGATATGTTGCTCACAGATTTTTTGCAAATGGATCAGAATTAGGCGTATTTTATGCAGGAGAAACAAACAAAGAATTTGTATTTAAAAACTCAACAACGGGTTATATAGATTTTCAAACCACATCATCAGCTACATCAAGAGTTAGAATTTTTAATAATGGAAACGTAGGAATTAACACTACTACCGATGCAGGATATAAGTTAGATGTTAATGGGACTGCGAGGGTGAGTGGAAATACAGTAATTGATGGGTCTTTATTAGCAGGAACAACAGCTAGTGATACAACATTAAGATATAGGTTTAGTACAAGTGTAAATTTTACAGTATCTGGGTCAAGTGGAGGAGTATATTTAGGTTTAGGTACAGGCACAAGTGGATATACTGGAAATAATTTTAGTTTAGCAAGAGCTTATATAAATGAATATGGAGCAACAGTAAATGCTTTTATGTCTACTGATAGCAATCCTTATACTTTTAGATTTGGAGCTTATGGTTCTTCTTCGGAATCATTAAGGCTAACAAATACTCAAGTAACAGCCTATCAAAAATTTGTAACATCAGGCTCAATCACAGCAGCCTCAGCACTTGCACAAGGAGTATACTTTAATAACACACTTGTTGCAGCCGCCAATAACGATGTTTTGGTTGGCTTGGATATCAACCCGACCTTTACCAATGGAGCATTTACAGGAGTGAGTAATTATGCCGCTAGAATACAAGGCAATACATTATTAGGTACAGGAGCATTTACATACGGTAATACAAATTCAACTGGGGGAAAATTAACAATTGTTAACACTAGTGGGTATAATGGATTGGTAATTTCTAATGGAGTAGGAACTTATCAGCTTACAATAAATACAACCCATAGTGATAGTTTTGGAGTTAAATTTTCTTGGAATGATGGTATAAACAATCCATTTCTTCAGCACGCAAATAACATAGGTACTGTTCTTGGAACTACTATTCAAACAGTAACCTTAAAAGGAAATACTACAATCTTAGGATATGCTGTATCGTACGGAACATATGCTGAAGGTATGAGGGTAGCAGTAACTACAGGTAACGTATTAATTAATACAACCACAGACGCAGGATACAAACTAGATGTAAATGGTACTGCGAGGGTGCAAGGC